CGAAATTTGGTAAGTATGCAAAGAATGTGATTCAAATCAAAAAGGACAAATAATATGCATGAAATTTGTACTCATCAAGATCATTATATTAGAGAACAGATAAGAAAAGCCAACATGCTTTGGAAAATAACACTTTCTAACGGTATTGTCTGCTGGTCTGATCCTGATAGATATGCAGAAGATACGGTTTCTAAAGAGATGGACGGATCTACACGTATAGTAAAACTTGAAGACGAGTCACTAAAACCTTGGAATAGGCTTAAAGACCATTGTATAAGGAAGAATGTTTCGATAGTGAAAGTTCAGGTCATTGTGATGGGTGCTCCAGAAGAAGTCTTATATGAAAACCCGGATGGAGCAGATGGAATTTTTGTAAAAAGAGGGTTCTCTAAAAGTCAAGATATGGAGTCTGGTGATTCTCAAGCTTATCAAAACCTTATTGTTGGAGTCCTTAATGATGAGGCAGATGAGATTGATGTTGTCAAGTATTCTTGGCCTCACAATGTATTCGAGTCTTATGAGCAAAAAAGAAAGCCGACTCCAGAGAATATAGATGCTATGTTATTTAAGAACAATTCTCCTAAACTGGGAAAATTATCATTTGTTCAGGTTGTAGAAAATTCCTTAGATAAGGCAAAGGCAAAACTTAATGGCTAAAGAAAGATCCGACAAATCCAAATATAAATCACCATCAACAGGTGAATATTGTACAGCCTCTCAGTGGTTAGCAGAAACTATGTGTATGAGGGTTGCCGAAAAGAATAATGAGGGATCTTTGTCATATAAATTCTGGAATACGAAAAAGTGGAAGAAGACCTATGGTTGGCAAGTTGTTTGTGCTAATCGTCTGATGAAGCAATTTTGTGAAGAAACGGTCATATCCTACATAAGAGATAACAAGTGGATATTGTCTTTAGGAATAAAAACCCTTCCTTCAAAAATGATTCCACACCATAAAAGGATTCTCGACAAACAGAAGAGAGAGAAGGAGAAGATCAAGAATACTAAGCCTGTTGTTGAAGCTAAGACGGACGGAACAAACGTAAAAAGAACAAAGAATTCTATTGCATCGAGGTTAAAATAAATGGCGAAAGAGAAGACTAATAAAAAGGATACACCAACCTTTATAAATACCCTAAATAAAAAGTACAAGAAAGAATATGGGGAAATAATTTGTTCGGGAATGCAGGTTTTAGAGAGTAGAAAAAATCATAAGATGTTGAGTGTAAGCCCATCTTTGGACTTCTCTCTTGGTGGCGGGATAAAAGAAGGAACTTTGACCTTGATTAGTGGTGATGAAGGTTCTGGTAAAACAACACTAGCTCTTCATCTAGCGTCAAAACACCAAGGGGATGAATCATATGTTCAACCCAACGGTGATAAGGGGAGACCAGTCCTTTATATAAACTCAGAAGCGAGACTTGATGAAAAGCATTTTAGTGGTATTCAAGGGTTAGATCCTGAAAAAATGTGGGTAATGCAAAAAGAAAAGGATGGACCACCATTACCTGCACAGGTATTTTTAAATGCTGCTATTGACTTTATGAGCGATCCAAATAATAAGGGTGCTATGGTGATTGTCGATTCGACTTCGACTATGGTGACTCAAGAAGAATTGGACGAGCAAATTAAAGCTGGTAGAACTGTGCTCCCTAGACTCCTCTCTTTATTCTGCAAAAAATTCTGTCAGATAATACCAGACCAAGATATCACTCTGATCATAATCACTCACCTGATTGCGAACACTGGAGCGATGGGGAATGCCCCAAAGAAAGTTCCAGATTGTGGTAGAAAGATACGCTATGCTGCCGACACTATATTGGAAGTTGCCTATATTCAAAAGTGGACCGATGGTAAAGATGATGTAAATCATATTGGTCAGAAGATTCACTGGAAAATACATAAGTCTTCTATGGCATCAACAGCTAAAAAAGCGGAAAGTTGGCTGAGATATGGTATAGGGATGGATGAAGTCAAAGAAGCTGTTGAGATAGGGCTAGAGTTTGGGTTCGTAGAGAACGCTGGAGCTTGGTACTATCCTTACGGAAAAGAAGAGGGAACCAAGTGTCAGGGTCTCGAAAAGTTTTTGACTTGGATCGACGAGAACAAAGACTATGTGGACTATCTATATAATAAAATAAGGGAGGTTTCATGAAAATAATTGGGCTGGATGATAGGGAGTACAGTTTTGTACCTTCCAACAATCAGTCGAAGGTGTCATCTAGATCTAAGTTACATGAAAAAGCATATAAGACAATACGGGAAAGATACCCGTTTTCAAATATATTACAAGAAGTCAGCTTGCCGGGGAGTAAAACTAGAATCAATAGTACCCTACAAGCTGATTTTTTTTTACCTATTGAGAAAGTTGTCATAGAGGTTCATGGAGAGCAGCACTATAAGTTCAATACCCACTTCTACAATTCTAAGCGTGATTTCTTACGTGCTCAGGGCAGAGATAGAAATAAAGAAAAATGGTGCGAAAAAAACGGCATAACACACGTTGCACTTGCCTATAATGAGACTGAGGAAGAATGGAAGGAAAAATTATGCTAGATAACAAAACCGATTTTACAGACTATACAACTCCTGATAATGTACAAGAATTTTTGAATAGAATAAAAGATTGGATAGACCTAAACAGCATTGAGCCAATCAAAAAAAATGAGGATGTCGAAAGACTTCTGTCTTTAAGCTATGACGAGATAAAACACATCAATAAAGATGAGTCTCTAGCTGGATCTTACATTCTTTTCGGCTATGCTCACTATCTCCAAAACGTATTAAACAGAGAAAAGGCCGTTTTGGATTGGTCTGAGTCTAGCATCTACTATATCGTTTCTGACAAGTTGAACAACTATGGAGATGGATATACCAAATGGGAACAAAAATATTATAGTGCGGTCAAGGAAAATCCCCTTGCTCGTGAATTATTTAAATTAAAAACACATTGCTTGTCAAGAGTCAATATCTTAAACAAGACAGTTGAAAAAGTAGAAAGACAGGCAAACATTTTAGAGCAAATTGCGAGGGCAAAGATATGAGTATGAAAGAAGAAATTATTGGTTTGATAGTAGAAGCATGTGAGAATGAAGATGAAGACTTTCTGGATATGGCTATAGGTATTGTAGACGCAGAAGGTAATAAGTTTTCCCAACAAATCGATACTTTATGCCAAAAGATTTTTCAAGCCTCAAAAGAAGAAAGAGATGTAGAGGGGCTTTTGGATGTCGTTGTTAGGCTTTTAGATGAGGGTCAACCAGCAAAAGCAAGCACAAGCTTTGCTGTAGAACCAGAGGTAAGAAGCCACGCAAACACAATGAAGACTAAAAAGGCTCCTGTGAATCAGATGCCTAAAGGCGAGAATCTATTTGATCCTAATGAATACAAACATCTATATCATGATGAGGATCACAAAGCTAAAAAAGCTGCGAGCAGACCTACTCCAAAACCAGAATATAAGAATACAGTAAAAATAATAGAATGTAGTAATTGTGATAGAGAGATAGAAGTTCCTAAAGATCTCTATGTAGAAGGTACTGGATTGAAGTGCGACAGATGTTTAATGGGGTAAAAAAATGAAGCAAAATGTTGCGGCTGAAAGAGCCGTATTAGCTGGTTTATGTCAGTTCGGGATTGATGTATATTATGAGATTGGGTATGTTGAAACATCCACCTTTACAGATATCGGAAACCAAAATATATTTCGCTGTCTAGAGAGAATCTTCAAAGATTCAAACGAGGTAGACTTATCTTCTGTTCTCTCAGCAGCTACAGAACTTAATCTCTATGAAGAGATAGCAAACGAAAATGAGATGGGGTATGTTCGATCTCTCTTTAACATGCCTATTTCAAAAGAGGGTGTTTCGGCAAATGCTTCTAGGATTGTTAAGCTAAAATTTGCAGACGATGCCGCTATACTTTCTGAACGTATTAAAAACGATCTGGGGAATGTCAATGGTGACGAATCCCTTGTGGATTTGATCTCAATAATCGAAGGTCCACTTTTGGATTTTACGGCTAGTGTCTACAAAGAGTCTGATAATAGCCCGCAAAAGATTTCTGATAACATTGATCAATACCTTCAAGAGCTTATAGATAATCCAGTTGAAATGATTGGGATATCAACAGGGTTCAAACACCTTGACAAAGCTATTGGTGGTGGCCTAAGACGCAAGTGTGTTGATCTCTTTGGGGCAAGGCCAAAAGTCGGAAAAAGCCTCATGTGTGATGCGTTTGCTGTAAATGTATCAAAACGGGGGATTCCCGTTCTTGTATTAGATACGGAAATGTCTAAAGAAGATCACATAAGTAGAATCTTGGCGAGCATTAGCGGTGTTGAAATCAACGATATTGTGACCGGAAAATTTTCTTTAGATCCAATGAAGAGAAGATCGGTTAACGATGCCCTTACTGAATTCAAAAATCTCAACTACCACTTTGTTAGTGTGGCTGGTATGAACTTTTCATCCATACTTGGAATCATGAGAAACTGGCTATATAGAGAGGTGGGTTTTGATGAAAATGGAAGAACGAACGATTGCATTATTGTTTATGATTATTTAAAACTAATGGATGCTAGTGGTATGAGTCAGGACATGAAAGAGCATCAGCTTCTTGGTTTCCAAATAACCCAACTTCATAATTTTGCTGTTAAATATGATGTGTCTATTCCAACCTTTATTCAGGTCAACAGAGACGGTATAACAAAAGAATCGACAGATGTTGCTTCTGGTTCTGACCGTTTGATTTGGCTCTGTACTAGTTTCAATATCTTTAAGGCTAAGAGTGAAGAAGAACTAGCTCACGATGGTGAAGACAGGGGTAACAGAAAAATAGTCCCTGTTGTCGCACGACATGGTGGAGGTTTGGACGATGGAGACTATATCAATTATAATCTTGAGGGTGCTATTGGTAAGATCACAGAATTGGAAAATAGGAATCACTATTTGAGAGGAGAGGACGGTTTCGAGAATGATACCACAGGAACAAATATATCAGATAACTGAGGGTCTTTGTTTCGATATCCCAAAATTCTTAGACAACTTTCATATAGAATATACCAAGGAACATAATAGATATGTGTTCCCTTGTCCAGTACACGGTGGAGATAACCCAACTGGAGCATGTATATTTTTTGATGGCGACACTTGCAAAGGGAATTGGGTGTGTTGGACACGAGACTGTCATCACGACTACGGGGAATACATTCTAGGGTTACTACAGGGGATACTCACATGTAGAAATGATAGTGAAGTCACGTTCCCACAAGTCATAAGTTGTGCGAAAAGTATTGTTTCCGACCTAGATTTCTCAGTAAGTAATGTTGGATACAAGAGGCCAGAAAAAGATATAATTATGGAGACATTTACAAAAGAACCTTTAAAGCTGGAGCCTATGGAGTATGATAGGAACACTGTTTTAGAGAGACTAGTCATTCCTTCTCCCTACTATTCTGGAGAGTTGACAAATAAAAACGTCTTCAAACGTCGCAATTACTACGATGTCGAGACTTTAAAAAAATATGATATCGGTGACTGTATGGAATCTGATAAATATATGTCATACAGAGCCGTTGTGCCAATCTACGATGAGGATTGGAATCTGGTTGGGTGTTCTGGAAGAAAGGTCTATGAGAATAATGAATATCCAAAGTGGAAGAATACAAAAATGAGAAATTCTCATGTTCTTTACGGATTAAATCAATGTAGAGACCTAATCGATACTACAATGACAGTGATCATAGTGGAAGGACAGGGGAACGTCTGGAGATGTCATGAGGCTGGAGCAAGTAATGCGGTATCCATAATGGGGGATGCAATCAGTGAAAGCCAGTTGATACTTCTTGAAAGAACCAGTGTACAAAATATCGTGATTTTGACAGACTATGATGAGGCTGGAAACAAGGCTGCGAGTCAAATCATGAATATGGGTGGTCGAAGATTCAACTATAACAGGCCAGAAATACCCAAACATATAAGAGACCAGATTAGGAAATTCTACGACAAAGACACCGCTGATGTAAGCGATATGTTTAATGAAGAATTTAAAGAGTATATTATTGACAAGTTACCAAGGGGATACTAATGCAGAAAATTATAGGTATATGCGGTAAAAAACAAGCGGGTAAGAATACACTTGCTAATTGGCTACATGGAAAAGTATTGATGGATAATGGTATCGTCGATAACTTTGTAATTACTGAGAAAGGTGATCTTGTTGTTGAGGGTCTTTCTGTGATTACACAAAGTGGTGCAAGTAAAAAAGATGTAGTTCTTGACGTTACACAAAACAACAATTATCAGTTTGCTCTTTGGGCATCTGATACAATGTGGCCTTTTGTTAAAAATTATAGTTTTGCGGAAGGTCTCAAAGAGATAGCTATTGAATACTTTGAAGTTCCAAGAAATCTTGTCTATGGTACGGACGATGATAAAAAGACGGTAATGGAACATCTGAGATGGGAGAATATGCCGAGTATTATAACCAAGGGGGTTCTTGAAGAAGAGTGGGGGAATATGCTGTGCGATTGGTTTCCAAAAGATCACGAGTATGGCTCCAAGGAAATGCAAGAAGATCTTGATAGAATAAATCTAACATATCACGCCGCAGGCCCAATGACCATTCGTGAGTTCCTACAGTATTTAGGATCTGATGTGATGCGTAAAATGTATGAACCTATATGGCTCAATAGATGCATCAAGGATATTGTTTCAGAAGGTTCAGAGATAGCTGTTGTCCCAGATTGTAGATTCACTAACGAATTACTTGGCGTCAAAAAACAGGGCGGCATAGTTATTGGACTAACTAGAGAACCATTTCCAGATCCACATATCTCAGAAAATTCTTTCGATTTAGAGGATTGTGATTATGTTATAGATAATGAAAATATGACAATTGAAGAGAGTTGTCAAGAAATGTTCAAGATTCTTGTTGATCTAGAGTGGTTGAAAAAGAAAGAAGCTCCTAAGAAAAGTAAGGGGACCATGAAGATAAACCCGAACAGGGAGGAAAAGAATGTTTGAATTGCCAAAAAAGTTTGAAAGCTTTACAGAGTATAGAAAGCAAAAAGTTATAGAGGTAGAATCTAAAGTAGATTATCAATATGGCTACATAAATATGGTAACTGTACATAATAGAGCTTTAGAGGTCTGTGAGCAAGGCTTAAACAAAAAGATTGAGCATGAAGTATTCAAAATACTCATAAGGGATCATCAGCCTACAGTCCACACGACACCATCTAACTACTTTGATGGGACACACACAGAAGAACATAAGAAGTATTGTATAGCTTATTGCTCCCCAGAGATGCTTGAATCTAGCGATATTCGTGATAAATTTGACAATGTGATCGATGTATTAGAATTAGGGGTTGGAAAAGAATATAATTCTCTTGTAACATCTAGAATGGTCAAAGACTTTAGCACCATAAAAGATGAGTTTTTTATAGTCGTTGATCCTCGTAGACTCCGTTTATCAAAGCTAGAATATGAGGCAGACATAGAAGCGGGTAAGATTAGATACTGGATGAAGCTTCTGTTCTCATATTCGGCAGAATCATATCTAGTTATACAAAAAGGAGAATAACGACATCTTTGCAACATATTTACGCAGTTCGAGCTACAATACATATGACTTTTGCCCGATGCAATACTTCATCAATTATAATCTGGGAATTCCCGGAGCTAATTGGAAGGCTTCAACGCGAGGCACTATAATTCATAAGGTGATGGAAGTCCTCGCGGGATTCAAAAAGTTTGAACAGGACAACCCAAAGAAGAAATACCTATTGTTAGACGATGACAATCTTGGGCCTCTTAAGATCCATAAAGATAAATTTAGGACTGAGGAATACATCCAAACATTAATAGATGATTGTTATGATTACTACACTAGCAAGTGTGAGAATACATACAAAGACGAAGACTATAAATTCTGTGTAAAATGGTCAGAAAAAGCCCTATCCTTTAATGATGGAGAATTTGATCCGAGAAATCAGAACATCTTATGTCCAGAACAGCACTTTGATATTGAATTTGAAGAAGATTGGGCTAAGTACGAATATGAGATGCCTGATGGTAGAACACTCTCTGGTCAACTCAGTATAAAAGGGACGATTGACCTACTCACTCTTGAAGATGAAGAGACTATTGAAGTTATAGACTACAAAACAGGTCAAAGAAAAAACTTTGCCACTGGTAAAAAGAAGGACAGGGAATATTTTGAAAAAGATCCTCAGCTTTTGCTCTACTTTTATGCAATCAAAAAGTTATATCCTGAATATAAAAACGTGATCATGACGATATATTGGGTGCGTGATGGTGGACCATTCAGTATCAGCTTCGATGATGTCGATGAAGAATATTTCCTTGAGAAGATTAAGGAGCGTTTCAACGAGATAGTTGAAGATAAACACCCAACATGTATTAAATATAATCCATCCAAGAAGAGTAACTGCTATATGTGTAGGTACTATAAGGATAATTGGCCTAATACAAACACTAAGATCTGCAACTTTGTAGAAAAGAATTTGGACTATTTAGGTATGGATGAGACTATTAGGGTTTGTGGTGAAGAAGGCTACGATATTAATTACTACCACGCACCGGGAAGTTAGGGATTTTAAATGCTAAGAAACTATACACACAATTCGTTACACAAATCATTCATTACACCGAAAAAGCTTGTGAAAGCAACAAAAAAAATGGGGTTGGATTTTGTGGGTATCTGTGATGAGAACACGATATCTGGAATGGTGGAGTTCTACAAGGAATGTAAAGATAAGGAAATTAAGCCGGTTATTGGTTGTGAGTTCTCAGTTGGTGATGAAAGGTTTCCTCTGTTTGCTCTTAATAGAGATGGTCTTAACTCCCTAATTTCTGCTTGTTCTAAAATAGGTTTGGGAGAAACGTTGAGTCAAGAGGATATTGATATTCTTAAATCTAGTGATGATATCGTGGAATATCACGACTGTCAAACCGCTAGATATTTAGAGGGGGATTACGATGAATTTAAATTAATCGTTGATTCAAACAAAGATATTGATAAAGATGAAAAAACAGAGATTAAAGAAAACGCAAATGCTCTCAAAAATTACGTTGATGAAGAGGCAATAAACAAAGTAAGGGCAGAGATTGTAGATCGCGTTGAAGACTACGGTCTAGCATCAAGACCAGTCCTCCCCTTTTTCTCTTGCCCAAACAACATGGATCAAGATGAATATCTTCGTCACCTTTGTAGAGAAGGGTGGAGAGATAAGCTGATTGGTTCTGGTAAGATAGACACAGAAGAAGCCAAGAAGGAATATGCAGACAGGGTAAAATATGAATTAGAGGTTCTTCAAGGTGCTGGACTCTCTGGATATTTTCTTGTCGTCCACGATATTGTTAATTATGTAAGAGAGCAGGGTTGGATTCCGGGACCGGGACGTGGAAGTGCGGCTGGCTGTCTCGTCTCTTATTTAGTGGGTATTACCTCAACAGATCCAATATCTCATGGACTACTCTTTGGTCGATTTTATAATAAGTCACGTAACACTGAGACTCGTGTTGAGCTTCCAGATATTGACTTAGATATTCCATCAGAGAATAGAGAACAGGTTCTTGACTATATCAAAGAAAAGTATGGAAACAGTAATGTTTGTCATATCGGAACATTCGGTACATTGCAGGGGCGTTCTGCTCTAGAGACTGTTTTTAAGGCAAGAACCAACATGACTTTTACAGAAGTCAAAGAAATGACTAAGATGCTGCCAGAAAAGGCTAGGGTCGAAGATTTAATGGAAGAATCGGAAGAAGATTCCTTGATCCTCTGGACTTTAAAACATAGGCCAGAGATTTTAAATAAATGGTGTCGTGTAAGTATCGATGATGAGACCAACGAGCTTAGATATCTTGGCGATTATGGTGATCTTTTTGAAATCGCTGTTGAAATTGAAGGTATCTACCGATCTTATGGTAAACATGCCGCTGGTGTAATTATTTCACCTAGTGCTATCAAAGATATCATGCCTGTTCGTATTGATAAAGATGGGGATATTGTAAGTACACTGACCATGAAAGAAGTTGAATTTATGGGCGGTGTTAAGTTTGATATTCTTGGAGTTGATATTCTTGGTAAAGTCCTAAGTATTATCAATAAGAGCAAATTGATTCCCGGCATCGAAGTTTTAAAGGATTTTGACGATGAAGAGGTTTGGGATCTAATTTCCTCTGGCAAGACCAAAGGTATATTTCAGCTAGATTCCAACACTGGTCAAACGTGGTCAGCAAAGGTAAAACCCAGAAATATTGATGAGTTGTCAGACCTATGCTCTATTATTAGACCGGGAACACTGAATGCTAAGATGGATGGAAAAAGTATGGCAACACACTATGTTGACCGTAAGTTTGGTGAAGAGTTTGAGTTCATTCACAAGGCACTTGAACCTATCCTAAAAGATACCTATGGTATTATTGTATATCAAGAGCAGAGTATGAAAATTGCTAGAGATATCGCCGGTTTCAGTGAAGAAATGGCTGATCAATTGCGTAAGGCTATCGGTAAAAAAGATGCAAAACTTATGAAAGAACTTAAATCCGAGTTTCTTGATGGGTGTAAAGAACAGGGGATTATAGATGATGATACGGCCTTGATTGTTTATGAGAATATCGAGAAGTCAAACAGATATTCGTTCAATAAATCACACGGTGTCGTTTATGCTGTTAACGCCTACTGGTCTGCCTACTGCAAAGTCCATGATATTAATTACTTTTTTGAGGTATATCTAAACCGTGCTTATAAGAAACCAAAATGGAAAATTGAGATCAAAGACTTAGTGATGGATTGTCGCCAATTTAACGTGGACGTAAGACCGCCAAACTTGAGCAGATTATATGAAGAGTTTTTCTATAATGAAGGTGACAATGTTATTTACTACGGTCTTTCGAAGATAAAAAATGTCGGATCATCAGAAACTCAGAGATTTTTTGATGCTGTCAAGGAAGTTGAACTACAATTAGATAGAGGAATAGACAAGTTCGATTGGACTGAGGTTCTGTTGTTGGTTCTGAGTCGTGTCAACAAGAAAATGGCAGAAGCATTGATACAAAGTGGTTCGATCAATAGTAAAGAAATCAATATAGATAGGAATGAAATGATGTATGAGTATGAAACTCTTAGAAATTTACTTAAAAAAGAAATAGATTGGATGAGGGAAAATTATGTTTGATTTGAATAGTGTTAAAGATGTTGTTAAGAAGGGTGGAACTGTAGAATACAGAGGTAATAGTGTCTGCAATTTAGAGAAGGTGCTGAATTACCCATTCAAAACTGATACACCATATCAAGTAAATCTCGCAAAATCAAAATATAACAAGAAAACTGGTGAGTATGAGGGCGATGCTCTCTATAATGATCTTGAGGAAGCAGCAAAATACTTTATTGAGGAATGTAGAAAATCATGAAAACAATTATTTGTGGACCAAGAGACTTTAACGATTACGAAGAACTTTGTTTGGCTATTCAAAAATCTGGAATCAAGATTACTCAGGTGGTTAGTGGTGCAGCTTCTGGTGCTGACAGTTTGGGGGAGAGATGGGCCAGAGAGAACAAGATACCTGTTGTCAAGTTCAAACCAAAATGGAACGATATATCCCATCCAAAAGCTGTAGTAAAGACCAATGCTTATGGAAAGTATAATGCACTGGCTGGTTTTATTCGGAATGAAGAGATGGCTATGCACGCACAAGCCTGTATTGCTATTGATACTGGTTCAAATGATGATATGATTGAGAAAGCAAAAGAAAAAGAGTTGGAGGTTTATTGTCATCTTCCATATGAGAGCGATATGATGGATGAGATGAAGAAGGTGAAGTTTTGAGCTTCTTTAATTTCTTTGATAGTGATACTAGAGAAAGACCAAGGCGTGTGACTATTGGGGATAATAGTCCTAGATGGTGTATTACATGTGGGGAAAAGATAGATCAAGACCCTAATAGTACCGCTATTGAATATAATTGTCCCAACAATCACTGGAATTCAATTTTTCATTATAGTGAACCGCAAGGGGGATATATACAAAATTGTCCAACTTGTGAGGCCACTAGAAAAACCACTTGTTCTGCTTGTGGGTGTGGTAACTGTTTAACATGTGGTCAGAGATTCTCTTGTGGTAGTGACATCATTATTAATCTAGAGCCTCAGCACCTAAAAATACCACAAACAAAAGATGACAAAACTATAAACGAAATAGATAAAGTATTAAAGTCTGGTATGTACCCAGACGATCAACTGATAGAAATAGAAATGATTTTAAAGGAATATTATGCCACTTAATTTAGTACCATACTGCATATTTGATACAGAAACTGGCTCGCGTAACCCCCACAACACTCAAGTAACTCAGCTTGCAGCTATTATGCTTGATCCCCGTAGCCTAAAAATTAAGGCTGGTGGCGAATTCAATTGCGAAATACGTGCATATATCGATGACGAAGTAGCTATCGAGAAGGGACTTGCCCCGCTTGAAGAGGACGCTCTGAGAATCACTGGAAAGACCAGAGAAGAGATTGATAAGGCACAGGAATTGACAATCGTCTGGGATAAATTCACAAGTTGGGTGAAAAAGTTCAATAAAAGCAATAATATTTTTACTGCACCTATTCCAGTTGGCTATAATATTAATAACTTCGACCTACCAATCATCAATAGATTGTGTCATCAGTTCGGAAACGTTAGTGATAAAGATAAGCGACCAAATCTATTCAATGCAATTAGAAAGGTCGATATGATGGATGATTTGTGGATGTGGACAGAAAGTGATCCAGAAGTCAAGTCTCTCAGTATGGATAACGTAAGACAATGGTTGGGTTTTCCAGAAGAGAGTTCTGCGAACGCACACGATGCTTTGCAAGACGTTAAGGATACGGGAAACCTGTTTATTAAGTTCCTGAAATATTATAGGAATATTACAAAAGAAACTAAGTTCGAGAATGCATTTGCTAAATCTGGGATGTATATATGAAACCATATCTAATTCATGAAGAAGAATATACAGCATATGTAATCCCAACAGGTGGTCGCCGTATACCAAACAAGTGTGTATACGGTGATCCTATAGATTTTAAAAAATTTTCCTATTTTAAAAATGGGGAATTCTATGGCTGCTTAAATCTAACAGAAAATGAGCACTATATCATAAAGGATGAGTTGGAGAAGTTTTGTAAAGCCAATGTTTTAGTGTTGCATTACTATAGAAAGTTGAAAAGAGGACACGTTCCGTGTTACAGAGAATTCAAGGTAAGCGGTCATTCATTACATATGAGCCTACTTGATAAATTTTTAGAGGAGCACAAACTATTTGAACATATGGAAAGAAATCCTAACACTATAGAGGAAAAAAGGAAAAATGAGAAGTAAAACATGTGATACCTACGGAAATGTAGCCAAGTATGATATGAGAAGACCAACTCACCCATACTCTGGAAAAAGAAGAGAGGTATATCAGGAGGGTTATTCAAACCTTAGACCGCTACCATCATTAAGTGGACCCTGCCCATGTAGTGTCCCTAAAGTTGATGTAGAAATGCCATATTATAAAACTAATGAGGATGGAACAAAGTCGATAGCATATAAGACGGTTGCTGTTCCAGATACTTATAGAAATTGCTGCTTAAAAAAGAATAGAGTACATGAAAAGATTAACTGATCAAATAGCAAATCTTATAAATGCAGATCGCAAAACGACAGCACCACGTACAGAGAAGGTTGTCAAAATTAAGAGAGCATTGGATAATCCGATGCAGACACTTAAAGATGATGAAAGATATATCTGCGAAAAAGAAGAAGAGTTTTTTGGTGTTAGTCTTACATATTCGGTAGCTGACACGGTTGATATAAATACTAGATATGACTGTGGAAATGTTTTGAAAGAAGCACCTAGCAAGAAGAATGTTGTAATTGTTGGTCAAGTTTCAAGATGGAATGAAACTAAGGTTAAGAATGGAAAAAACGGTGGTAAAGACATGTGTTTTATCACAATTGAAGATTCTACCGGAAGATTGGACGTTGTTTGCTTCTCAGATGCCTATAATTCAGATGTGAAGGCTCATCTTTATTCGGGAAGCATCATCTTAATAGATGGCAGAGTGTCTGAGGATAGAAGATCCTTTATCGTTGATAAGGTTAAACAAGCGGAATAAGATCTCATGTTGGGATCTAAAAATAGATGTAGTTTTAAGAGGAGAGTTCAAGAGATGAATATTTGTATTTTTACAGGAAGATTGACTAGAGACCCTGAGACCCGCGATGCGGGTGGCAATACCGTAACATCATTCGGTATGGCTATTGATGATTCTTATAAGAACAAGAGCACTGGTGAACGAGTTGACCAAGCTGTTTTTCTTGATTTTGAATGCTGGGGTCAAAGAGGTGAAGTTCTTTCCAGTTATGTTAAGAAGGGTGACGAGCTAAAGATTCAAGGTCGTGCCAAGCAAGATAATTGGGAGAGTAAAGAGGGACAGAAGAGAAGCAAGGTTCTCTTTACTGTAATGGACTTCGAATTCGGTCAAAAGAAGGGTGGAGGACAGAAGAGTGAGTAGTCTCAACCGAAGACAATTCGTAAGGGTAGCCGGAGCTTTTCTGGCTACCCCTTATGTTTTGGGTAGTAATATTGCAGCACCTGTTAAGGCAAGTGCTCCTGTTGACTATATGACCAATAAAGAAGTTTTTGATTTAGTTTTTGAAAAACACTACTGGAATATGGGAAAAATCATTAAATACCCCCTAGATATACCTTGGGGCAAAGATCAGGAATCTGAAACAAATGTTTCGTATAAATTCAATTATAATAAAGTCGAAAGATATATAGAGGGCGACTACCTAACTCTTCACCCCCATGAATTTAAAAGCGAAGAATCAAAAGTTCAAGGAGGTATAGATTGTCTACTCGGTGCTAGTCTTGATAGGAATATAGTGGTCTATGATAGTGATGCAGAGAAAGGGGAACTTTCAAAAAGACTCATATCTCTAATAAAGATTGTTCATTCTAGGACAAGTGGTCGTAAGATGGATGTTTTATTGGTAGACAAACAAATAACAAAGATAGAAAATATTAAAATAGAAAAGGACACAACCTATTCTGGCGTTAAAATCATTCGTTGTGATATTTTCGATAGCAAATTTTTAAGGGGGGTCGAGGATGGAAGAATTCCAGAGGGTAAAAAGAGTATGGTTATTGGCCTAAGCTTAAAAGCCAACACTTCTATCAACGCGAGGACAGGCGGGTTTATCAACGTAGAGATTGATGGAAAAAATGCAATTGCTATTCTAGACAATAAGCAACTATCAATGGGGGTGATATGAACAGAAAAAAAAGAATCTTGTTCGTAACAGAGGCCAGTATTAAATCTACTGGCTATTCTGTTTATAGCAGGGAAATATTGAAGAGACTATATGAGAGTGGTCACTTTGAGGTTGCAGAGCTTGCGTGTTTCTGTGACCCTGTTAGAGATGAACAAGCTATAAAAAATGTCCCTTGGCCTGTTATCGTAAACAAGCCGAGAGACCCAGAAGCTCTAGCTGAATACGAGAGTAATCCTATCTTTGAATTTGGCGAGTTCAACTTTAACGCTGCCCTATTAAAATTTAAGCCAGACTTTGTGATGGATATCCGCGATTGGTGGATGCACGAGTTTCAACAAAGAACACGATCTGTCTTTCGAGAATATTATAAATGGGTTCCTATGCCTACTGTTGACGCATACCCACAAAATGACCAGTGGGTTGAGTCCTATACAGATGCAGACGCCGTATTTACCTATTCAGAATTTGGTAGAGATGTCCTGCTCTCTCAAAGCGATAAGATCAACTTTATAGACATATGTGCTCCAGCAGCATCAGAATCTTTTAAACCAATTCCAAACGCGAGAGAAAAATTTGGTGTAGAAGAGAGTGCTGTAGTATTTGGTACGGTTATGCGTAACCAGAAAAGAAAATTGTATCCAGATCTGTTTCGCAGCTTTTCAAAATTCATAAAGAGTAACAAGAAAAATAAAAACGCTTTTCTTTATTGCCACACTTATTACCCAGATCTCGGTTGGGAAATTCCTAAATTACTGCTAGAATATGATCTGACTGGTAGGGTTCTATTCACATATAAATGTGCGAATTGTAAGCATCTAACCTGCAACTTCTTCCATGATGTAAACACTCATTGTAAAAAATGTGGAACTTTCAATTTAAGCATGGTCGGGACCGATAACCCAATCGATGAAGACGAATTGGCCTATGTCTACAACCTTTTTGACTGTTATATACAATATGCGTCGAATGAAGGTTTTGGTATGCCACAGGTTGAAGCTGCTTATTGTGGATTACCTGTTATTACTGTCAATTACTCAGCTATGAAATCTGTAGGAGCTAATATCAATGCCTATATGGTTCCTACGTTGGATCTACAATATGAAGCTGAAACAGGCTTAAAAAAGGCTATTCCTGACAATAGAGAATTAGTCAAGCTGTTTGATAAAATTTACAAGATGAGTGGAGAGGCAAGAGAAAAAAAGGGGCAGGAAATCCTTTCCCTAGCCAAGAAACACTACAATTGGGACGTAGCGGCTAGTAAGTGGATTAACTTCTACCTTAATGAGCCAGTTATCTCTGAGGATATGAGCACGACTTGGTTATCTCCACCTAAGATTCTACAATCTGGACCACCAATTCCAGACCATATCACTTCTCCAAAGATACAAGCAAGTTATTTGTTTGAAAAAGTTCTATGTAAGCCAAGTTGGGTACATGGTTATGCTTGGAGAAAAATGGTTAGAGATTTGACCAATAGAGCACACCTCAAAAGTGTTACTAATGAAATATTCTTCTTTAATGAAATGCACATCAAGGACAATAAATCTAACTTTATAAACTATAGTAAGGAAGATGCCTATAGGCAGATGTGTAATTCTCGTGATCACTTCAATAAGTGGGAAGAAAAAAGATGGGAGATAATACAGAATGAGCAGCAATAAGGTAATATATATAGGCAACTATAAGGATGGGACGGGGTGGGCAAATGCTTCACTTAACAACATCTTAGCAATGGATAGTGTCGGAATTGATGTAATTCCAAGAGCTATAACATATGAGCAAGAGACAAAGGGTGTTCCTGAGCGAATTTTGGAACTTGAACAGAAGTCAACTCGTGGTGCTGAAATTTGTATTCAACATACGCTTCCTAGTGCTTATTCTTATAATTCAAACTTCAAAAATATTGGGTTTTACGAAACAGAGACTGATGATTTCAGAAAGTCTTTGTGGCCTAAGTATATCAACACTCTAGACGAAGCATGGGTTCCTAACACAAAGGGGGCTGTGGCTTCTCAGTTTAGTGGTGTCAATGTTCCAATTCATGTGGTTCCACATTGTCTGCCTATTGAAAAATATAATAGAGATGATGAGAATGATTTTATTGCTCCAGAAATTAAAGATACCTTCAATTTTTTGTTTGTTGGTGAATTGGTAGAGCGTAAAAACCTAGAGGCTTTGATTAGAGCTTATCATGGGGAATTTCACCCCAAAGAAAAGGTTAACTTAGTGATTAAGTCAAACCTTCCAAACGCTCACGGTCAAAACCCCTTTTTCTTAATGCAAGATTATACAGATGCAACAAGGGAGAAGATGAAGATTAGGAAAAATTATAAGGGCGAAATGATTTTTGCCGAGCATCTACCCAAAAGCGTATATCTGTCTATTCTTAGACAATGCCACTGCTTTGTTATGCCTTCTCGTGGAGAAGCCTGTTGTATTCCAGCCCTAGAAGCTGGATTGATGGGGTTACCAGTTCTATATACTGAAAACAATGGGATGAAAGATTATTGTGGCTTAAATCATGGATCTTCGGATAATGTGATTAATGCTGTTGATTCACACAAATCTCCATGCTATAATGCTCTAGACACAATAGATGGACTTCAAAGAGGTGACGAAATGTGGCAAGAAATAAACATTTCAGATCTGCAAATCAAAATGCGTCTCATGTATGAGTCGTGGAGAACAGACAGAGAAAGATATGAAGAAATGTCAAAAGTCCAGAGACTTAGAAGTGAGGCATTTTCTTACGAGCAGGTCGGCAATTTGATAAAGGAGAAACTTAAATGAAAACGCCTGTAGCTACAAACTTTGCGATATCTTCTATTCTTAAAAGGGCAAATTTGGAGGAAGGTGATCCACTCAATATTATCACTTTCTGTACTCATGAAAGATATGAGCAAAACCTATCTAAGACTGGTCACAACTTCTATTCTCTAAAACAGGGGAAGACTTGGAATTCTGACTATGGCGTACAACCCAATAATTACCATCAGGTTAGTCGTCTATATGAACATATTAATTATGATCTCGTCCTATGTCAAGATATGGGAAGATATGAAATGGCGAGAACTCTCGCAAACAATTATAATTTACCCCTCATTCTTTTGACTCACACCCTGCCAGATGTTAGATATAATGTAGACAGACAGAGAGCACAAATGAATTCTCTAGATGTTGATGAATTCGTATTTATTTCTGCATTTAATGGAAATCAGTGGGGTCTTACTAGGGACTTCTCGGTTGTTCATCACGGAATGGACTTGGAATTTTGGGGGGATTGTGAGACGACAAGAGGGAACTCTATTATTTCAGTTGCAAATCTTTTCCCAGAAAGAGATTGGTGTCTCGGTTGGAATCTATGGAAAAATATTGTAGGTTTTGAGGAAGGTTCTACAGACTACCCTGTTGAGCTAGTGGGAAATAACCCGCCATACTCTAAAGCCGCCTCATCTATTCAATCGCTAAGAAAAAAGTATCACGAGAACTCTATTTTTCTTAATACATCGATACACTCCCCCGTTCCTATGTCTTTGATGGAAGCTATGGCATGTGGATGTGCTATTGTTTCTACTGAGACCTGTATGATTCCCGATATTGTAGAACACGGAGTCAGCGGATTTCTTTCTAATGATCCAGATACACTCAGGGCTTCTATCGAAACCTTGCTAGATAATCCCGAAAAGGCTAAAGAGATGGGAGACAACGCTAAAAAAGCTATACAAGGTTTCTCTTTGGACCACTTTACAACAGATTGGAATAAACTATTTTATAAGGTAATTAATAACTATGAAAGTAATTTACACAAAAAATGATCCCGAACTAAATGGTTATATCCATGTTGGAAATAATCAGATGCTAAATCTATTGGTTGATGACAACGAAGCTGATGAGATTATTGTAGAAAATATGTTATCACAAGTTCCGTTTGCTGAATTGCCAAATTATTACCACAGTCTTTTAGCAAAATTGAGGGTTGGTGGTAAGCTTGTTATTTACTATCTCGATTTTGATCTTGTATCGATGCAATATGAGAAGGGAGATCTAACAATTAAAGATGTTAGTCAGTTGGTATTCACGGAAAATGTCCAATGCCTCATTAACGAAAGTGTTGTCTCCAATCTGATTGGTGATACACTAAAAATCGAACAAAAAGATTACAATTCTGATTATCAAGGGGTTGTTGTAGGAGTAAGAGAATGAAGATGTATCCCAATGTAGGATTTCTAATAATCTCAAGAGATAGAAAGCTGGATCTCGTGAGAAAAAGAATCAAGGAAATAAAAAATCAGAATTTTCCGGCTTCAAAAATTGTTGTCTGTGTAGAAAGACCAGAGTTTGTTACTGAGACTATCGAAATACTCAAAGCAGAAGAAATTGAGCATTTTAATGTTGTACAGCTTTATGATTTTGACTATGATGATATTGAGATAGTTGATGAATGTTATCGCTACTGTGTAGCATATATGGCTGTATTCGAAAGCAACTACTCGATACCTAAGAAGTTTGCTGGAGAATTCAACAATCTATTAAAGCAGGGCCATATGATAACCTTTATGGGGCCATATGACGACCAAGAGCTTAGTGGTATGATCATCCATTGCCCTATTTTTAAGCTACTACATGGTAACAAGCCTGTTATTCACCCAGACGGAACACGAGACAACAGAACGTTTGAAGAACGTGTTGCCGAAATGACCGAAGAGTTTGAGGTAAAAAATGAAAATCTTTAAAAGGGGAGAGACTGAAAACAATAATATTATATTTGAAAACTCAAACGAACAAGGTATATATTGTTTCACATCTCCGAGAAGTCCAAGTGGTGGGATGTACCCTCCACGGTATGTAGGTCATCATATAGGATATAATTTTGATTTTCCTGTAAATGATTCAGACCCCAAGGAAGAAGAGGCATGGGTAGATGTTTGGAATAAAAACCATATGTTTTTTGTGAAAAAGAACGATGAATTTGTACCACGACCAAGAGGGTATCAGCCTATTAGTGAAAATACCCCTCCAAGTTGGTTCTCTTATAATTTTAAAACAGATAAATTCAAATTGCCACATGAGGTAGATATAGCAAATGAGAAGTAATCCAGAAGTAACAATTATCATAACGAACTATAATTACGGGAAGTATGTGCTTGCCGCTTTTAGAAGCATATATGAGCAAAACTATGATGGTATAATAAACACCATTATTGTTAATGACGGATCAACAGATGACTCTCTAGCTATTTTGGAGTCGGAATTCTTCTGCTGTGATGAGTATGACCACAAAAGAAGTAATATCAACCAAGATTTCTATAAAGGTCCGATTGATATCTATCAAAAAGTCTATGACGATGGTAATTATGGACCAATGAATACGATGGTACTGAATATCGAGAATTCAGGTGCTAGTGTTGCCCGTAATGTTGGAATCAACTATGCTCTTAGAAAGTTTCGCAAGACAAAAGTTGTGGGGATTTTAGATGCTGACGATATGTACTACCCAGACAAAGTGCGAAAACTAGCCGCAGAACTAACTGACTACAAAGAAGTTGCCGTAGCCTACTCTGACTATGATATAGAGAAGACGTATGATGGCAAAAACTATACGAAGACAGAATATAAAAAGCCCTTTTCTACTTTGCAACTCCAAAGGGAATGCATAATAAGCAGTGGCTCTCTAATCGGGGTTGATGCTCTAAAAAGCGTTGCTAAGGGGGGCATCTACTATAACCCCAAACTTCATGGTCCGGGTAGTGAAGAGTTCGTAGGATGTACAGAAGACTATGATTTGTGGTTACGTCTATCTAGAAGACACATAGCTTGTCATGTCCCAGAGTCTTTGTCAATTGCTAGAGAGCATGGGGATAATGCTAGTCATAAAATGACACAAGAGATCTTTAACAAGAATGCACAAATAATTAAAGGTGGATAATGACAACTATAGCTATCAAAAAGCAGGGTGTAGAACCGACCGTTGTTCTACTGTCTGCCGGTATTGGCAATAGGATCAAAAGTAACGAGCCAAGAGCCTTAATTCCATATGCGAACACTACATTAATAGAATATCAAATAAGAACAATCAGTAATTCGTTCAATAAGTGTGATATTATTGTGGTATGCGGTCATGAATCATACAAAATAAATAAAAGGCTAGAGCCATATAAGAATGTGAGGATTGTCGAGAACGAAAATTATGAGATAACAGGCTCTGCATCCAGTATGCGATTAGGTTTTAATAATACAAAAAACAATAGAGTTATCCTAATTCATGGGGATTTGATCTTCAATAAACAAACCATTTCCAATCTTGACTATAGACAGTCTTTTTTGCTGGTTGATAACCGAGATATGATTAAAGAGAGAGAGGTTGGGGTTGTTATTTCTGACAATGAGTGTGCTTCAAATATGTGTTTTGGTGTAGATACAAAGTGGTGTCAAATAGCTCATTTCACAGGAAAAGAATTAGAAAGATTGAGAAGAGACTTAAACAAGAATAACGATTTCAACAAGAGAAGACTAACTTTTGAGGTCATTAACGACTTGATAAATACCAAAGGTAGTTTTAAGTGTTATGAGCCAGAAGAAATGCAAATTTTTGAACTAGATTCCATGAAGGATTTTTTAGAGGGAGAGGTTAATATACGATGAAGGTAATGATACAATCGGACGGAAAACACGCACACTATTATCAGAGACTAGCTTGGGCAAACGCGATAAATTCACTCCCCGGATATGAGGCAAAACTGTGGTGGTCTGATGAGGTGTCAGCATTCGATGCTTTTGATAGATACCAGCCAGACCTTTTCTTAGGGCAGACATACAATCTAAACAAGTCAATAATCAAGTGTATCTCTGAAAGACCTTGGATCAAGGTTGGTTTAAGAGCGGGTGATTGGGGGAGTCAGGAGACCGATGACAGATTTGGGATTCTGAAAGCCACTGATGAAGAAAAGAGATTGGTCCATCAACTTGTAGAAGAAACCGGGAAACCAGATTTTTTACATATACACTATCCAGAGTATGCTTTAGAGGTAACTCACGATAAGTGGGCAGAGACTGGCGTTCCAGTAAAGTCGCTATTAATGTGTGCAGATGTTAACTCCTATGGTGGTGCTGGTTACACTAAGTCTCTCGCTTGCGACATTGGTTTTGTCGGTGGATATTGGCCCTACAAAGGTCAGGTAATAGATCCCTATTTTCAACCTATCCTTAGAGACCAGAATCTAAATATAAAAATCTTTGGGAATCAACCGTGGACTGAGACGGAGCGTTTTTGTGGGTCTCTAGATGATGCTAACGTAAAACACCTATTCGCTTCGGCTAAAATCTGCCCAAACTTATCTGAACCACACGCCCAAGAGTACGGATTTGATATCAATGAACGTGTATTCAAAGCGGCATTCTGTGGAGCATTCGTTATATCTGACCATGTTGAGGGTATGAAGCATGGGTCTGTTTTTGGGGAATTTCTTGAAACTGCTAAAACGCCAGAAGACTTCAAGGACAAAATCTACTATTATTTAGGTGAGGGAGCAGATCTAAGGAAAGATCATGCCGAACAGCTTCGTTCTGTTGTGGTAAATAATCATACCAATTTCCATCGTATTGAAGAGATTCTATCCCATGTAGGGGTAGAAGATCCAAAAGTTAAGGAATATCAAGATGCTATTAAATAGACTTTGGCTTAAGTGTTGTGAGATAGAACTAAAAAAATGACAGTTAAAGATAGGAGTGATACAAATGTGGGAATATCTAAGAGCAAGAATTGATGTCGGATTTCACCTACAAAAAGAAAAAACATTGTTTGGGGACTGGTACACAATTGAAGCATATTCAGGACTAGCTTCTTATAAAAAAAGATTTTCAAGAACATGAAAAAGAACAAGTTGTTAGATTAATTAATAGGTTTTTCGACTGTATATAGGATAGATATTAATGACAATTTTAGTAACGGGTGGTACGGGTTTTGTAGGAGAAAATCTAGTAGAAAGACTAGAACAAGAAAAATATAGCTACGCTTTCTTTGGAAGTAAAGATTATAATTTACTCAAACAACAACACGTAGAATACTTGCTTAATACTGTAGAGCCAGATACCATTATTCATCTCGCAGCTTCTGTTGGCGGTATCGGTGCTAACCAAAAAAATCCAGCGAAATTTATGTTCGACAATCTATGTATGGGGATGAATCTTATTGATGCCGCTCATCGTCATGGCTCGTGTACTCGTTTTATCATGTTGGGAACCGTTTGTTCATACCCTAAACTTACTCCTGTGCCATTTAATGAGACTCATATTTGGAACGGATACCCAGAAGAAACAAACGCTCCATACGGAATCGCTAAGAAGACTTTAGCTGAGTTGGGGTTTGCTTACCATAAGCAGTATGGGTTTGAGTTTTATAATCTAGTGCCGACTAATTTATTCGGGCCTCGTGACAATTTCGATCCTGAGTCTTCTCATGTTATACCAGCTATTATCAGAAAAGTAAAGCAAGCAAAAAAGAGGGGAGACCACAAGATCGATCTTTGGGGAACGGGGGAAGCTACTCGCGATTTTCTCTATGTGGATGATCTTGTAGATGCTATTATCTCATCTTTAGATAGGGATTTACCACCAGAGCCAATAAACATCGGTACAGGTGTTGAGACAAAAATTGTGGAATTATCAGAGATTATCTGTGAAAAAATGGGGTATGAGGGTACTATCTTCTATAATTCAGATAAGCCAGATGGACAACCAAGGCGTTGTTTGGATTACTCAAAAGCAAATTACTACCTCGACTTTGAACCAAAAGTGGCTTTAAGTGAGGGATTAGACAGGACCATAGAGTATGCAGAACATTGTATTTTCGAAGAATAGACCATTACAGCTAGACCTTACTCTTAAGAGTATTGAGAAGAATTGGGGTGGTGATATAGATATAGTTTATACAACATCAAAAGAATATATAGATTCATACAAGATTTTAGCTAAACAATACCCTGATTACGAATTTGTTAAGCAGGGTAAAAATATTTTTAGAGATGTCTATGAAAGCATAGATTCATCACCGGATGACTATATCTGTTTCTTCACAGACGATGACATAGTATATAGAGATGCAGGCAGGTATTTGTCTTGTGAGGCTCTAGATAGTGCCTTATCTGATACAGCCTGCCTTTCATTACGTTTAGGGACCAACATCTCAAAACGAGATATATCTGGCACTCTAGTTGATGACTCAATCCCCCAACTTTTTCCTTGCTCACCCTCTCTTATTAAATGGAACAGAACAAGCATTCCGATAGGTGGATATTGGTCTTACCCACTGTCAGTAGACGGTCATGTTTTCAAATCAAGTGTTATCAAAAATATAATGTCAGAAATGTCGTCATGGGTAGACCATTGTAGGAGAGATCTAACATTCAGATATGATGGAACCCCTAATATGCTGGAAAGCATGATGCAAAGATTTTGGTTTGAATTACCTGCAATAATGGCAGCACCACTATTTAGTTGTGTCGTCAATAGCCCAAACAACAGAGTACAGAGTTCAGTAAAAAATAGAAGCGGGGATCTTTTTCCAATTGATCCGAAAGACGCCTTAAAACTATTTGAAGAGGGTAAACGTATTAACTTGAATTCACTTATTTCAAGTGAACCAAATATAAAATGTCCTCACCAAGAGATTGACCTTCTAGGATTTACGGAGAAAATTTAATGATTTTTGACTTTAAAGAAATAGCGAACCGACTAAACATAACAGGTGTTATTCACGTAGGTGGGTTTGTAGGCGAAGAATTATCAATATATAGAGAGTGCGGTCTATATAATACGATTATGTTTGAGCCACAACTGGATCTTGCAGAAATAATTGACTCTAAAATGGTAGAGGGTGAAGAGATATGTCCAATCGCTTTAGGTGATGAACCCGGAGAAGCCACAATGTTTATATCTGAAACTGAGGGTGGCATAAAAAACGGATCTGGAGCACCTAGTTCTTTATTAAAACCCTTCAAGCATCTCACAGAACATAAGAATGTAACATTCCCTGCTAAAAAAAGGGGGGTTTTGGTAGATACTCTTGACAATTGGATTTCTGATACCCTTAGCATAAAAGATGAGCTATCATATAACTTCTTGAATATTGATGTTCAGGGGTATGAGCTAAAAGTTCTAAAGGGGGCAGAACGAACTTTAGATAATATCAAAGGATTGATTGTTGAGGTCAACAGAGACGAAGTATATAAAGATTGTGCAAAAATATGGGAGATAGACGAATTTTTAGAAAACAAAGGTTTCAAAAGAACACTACTTACTTGGCAAAGCGAAAGTTGGGGGGATGCACTCTATGAACGATCCTAATTTTTATGAGGCTTGCAGAGTCCCAACCTCTTTATATGATGAAGAATACGCAAAGATAAATGCTGATTGGTTGATTGCTAAAAAACTGTACGAGTTACCTGAGAACCAAAGACTAGGTAATATTCCAATGTATATTCATTTTATCTGGCTCGGTGGAGAACTCCCAGATGAATATGAGAGTATAATTCAGAGTTGGAGATTGTTAAACCCTCGACACACGATTTTTGTGTGGGGAGACAAGGAAGCTAAACAATTTATAGATGATTACGCCGACGATGATTTCAAAGGGATGTATAAGAAATGTGACAATTTCGGCAAAAAGTCTGACGTTTTAAGGTATCTCATCCTCGATAACATTGGTGGTGTTTATTCAGATATCGACTTTATGTGTTTGTCTAACATAGAGCACCTACATGATGTCAACTTCTTTGCTGGTATATGTCTAGAAAAAGATTTTCAGTTAAACAACGGCATTATTGGCTGCTCATCTCACCACCCTATAATGAAAAATGTATTTGAACGTGTAGACTTAGATGGATTCAAAGAGATAGCATGTCCACATACAAGAACATTGTTTCAAACTGGACCTTGGGCATTAACAGATGCAGTTAAAAAATATATCTACGATGGTGATATGTTGCCAAAAGATATTTTATTCTGGCCTCCAAACTTCTTTCACCCTTTTCCTGCGGCTAAACGACATGAGGGGAATTGGAGAGATTATGTGAAAGAATACTCGATTTTGGCACATTTGTGGCACTGTAGTTGGATGAAGTAAATAAAATGGAAGAAGAAACAACACTAAAGAACAATTTTTTGAATATTGGTTAGAGGAGAATAATGAGTAATTTTAGATTGTCAACGGAAGTTTTTAATCCTCCAGATTCAGTCATGAATTTTGAGGCGTATTTCGGAATAAAATATAAAGACTCTGATAGAAAAGAGGGGGATAGAATTTATCTCCCTATATATTGGGTTAACTATTATGTATCCAAGAACTATGGTAATGATGATATGTCAGAACTACAGGAGGAGCTAGATCGTCTACCAAGAGACAAATCTTATTTTACAATTTATCAATGGGACGACCCTATCAAACAAGACCTAAAAGATTTAGACCTTTATATTTATGGGAGTGGGGGCCACGGTGATTATCCTATCCCTCTCAATTGTATTCCTCACGGTAGTCATCCTACTAATGAGAAGTTTGACATTAAACCGACATTAGCATCCTTCATAGGGTCTATTGATGGAAGACATCCTATTCGTGAAAAAATGAGAGATGTATTTCAAAAAGAGTCAGATTGTATCGTTGAAGATAGAAGGGGAAAAGGCTCTTTCTTCCGCTTCACGAAAGTTATGGGTCAGTCAAAATTTGCATTATGTCCTAGAGGTTACGGCAAAACCTCATTCCGTATTTGTGAAGCTCTAGAGGCTGGTGTTATTCCCGTCTACATATATGACGACCCGTGGATTCCTTTTGAAGACATACTACCATTTGAAGGATATGGCATTCTTTGTCACGAAGATGATATAGACATACTTCCAGACGCATTGAGAAGCATATCTGAGGATAGAGACCTGATTGATCTTATGAAAAAGAACGGTAAGATAGCATATGATAGATTTTATTCCTATGAGGGTCTGCGTCAGCAGATATTGAAGATGGAAAGAGAACACAATGCCAATATATCTTGATTGCGGTTCTAATCTAGGACAGGGTTATGAAATAATGAGAGATCGTTTTAAGATGGATGACTCTTGGAAGATAGTATTTATTGAGCCAAACCCTAATTGTTTTGAAAAATTAGCTTCTATCAGTCCAGTTGGTTCTATAATTGTCAATTGTGCTCTTGATACAAAAAGTGGCGAAAGAACGATGAATGTTGCATATTGTCAAGATAAAAAGGGGTGGGTCGGTGGAGAGTCCAACATCCTCTCAAAAGACTCCGGTTGGGAAAGGTATTTTGATCACTATAATGAACATACAAATCACTTTGGTGTTACTAAAAAAGTTCAATCTGTTGTATTAGGGGAACTTATTGAGAACTTCAATCCAAACAATGAGGATGTGTATCTAAAGATAGATATAGAGGGAAAAGAGTATGACGTTCTAGAACAGTTCGTGGAGTCAGACCAGCTTAAAAATGTTAGATATATGGCTGTGGAGTGGCATTGTAGATTCTTTGGTTATAATCAGGAGGTCTATGATCGTAAAATAGCTATAGAAAAAAAAATAGCGAAAACCCCTAATTTAAAATATGAGGTGTGGTATTAATGCCAATTTACGAGACATTTGGAACCAGAATTTTACATGTTCATATACCAAAAACTGGAGGGTCTTCTGTTACGGAACTCTTTAGACAGAACGGTTGGACTGTCGATAAATGGAGTGAGGACGGTAATGCTCAACAACACGCATGGAGAGAGCAATGGAAAAAGTGGGGGGCATTTGATTATGTTTTCACCATAGTTAGACACCCCGTGTTTCGTGCTTTAAGTGATGCTCGCGGAAGGGTCAAAGACCCAAATGAGGTTGACCACTGGATACAGAATTGGTGTAAAGAACCATATAGTTCGCATGGATATCACAATAGACCACAAGTGGACTTTTTTAGACAAGGGGATGGCGATATTTTCTACTTTAATGATAAGACCCATCAAAAAACACTCATTGATGTGGCGGCATCTAACGGCGATCTTTTCATCAATCAAGTGGGAGAATATCCGCACGTAAAAGGTGACACATATTATGATCATTCCCCATCCCTTTTATCTTTGCATACACTTGAGATAATACAGAGTACATTTAAAAAAGATATGGAAGAATTTAATTTTCACTGGTTAGGACTAGAAGATTTATGAAAATAGCATATATAACCACAGACGACCCTAAAGCACAAGGGGATTATCAAGAGAATGTGATACTTCACGGACTCCGTATGATTCTTCGTGACAACTGTATCGATTACCCCCGAAAGAAAACAATGTACGGTGAATTTGACGAGTGCAAAAAAAGTGATATACACGGTTGGGGGTTTAGTATCTTCCATAGGCCGATACCAGACATCGCAAGCGATGCAAGAAATAATTTAGAAGATATTGACTTCGTTATCTATGGAGTTACAGACGCCTATGGAGTACCTGACTATCCAGAGATTAACAAACTAGCCAAGTACGGCGTTGTTTATATCGATGGTCACGATCATATGAGAATTAGTAAGACCCCTTGTTTCAAAAGAGAGTGGTCTAAGGAGTTTATAGATGGGACAGATAATGTGTGGCCTACTGGTTTTGGTATTCCTGAACATCTTGTTCGTCCGTTGGATTTTGAGCATAAAACGCAAATGATTCAGATAACAGCACCACCATATGCTTTGTTCGGACCACAAATTCTTGGAATGGAAGCAAGAAAATTGTACAGGTTTGACAACGAAGAAGACTATTATGATGATATGGCAAGCTCTTGGTTTGGTCTGACCTGCATGAAGGGTGGATGGGATTCTATGAGACACTATGAAATTATGGCTGCTGGTGCTCTGTTGTTGTTTAGGGATTATGATAAGAAGCCAGACGGGTGTTCTCCGAATGATCTTCCATGCTTTTCCTACTCAAGCAAAACTGAACTAAATTCACTTATGAAGATATTGGTTGTCGATGGCAAACCAACTGGAAAGTATAAAGACATGTTACAGAAGCAGAGAAATTGGCTACTAGAAAATGGGACAACTAAAGCGAGAGCACAGAGTGTTCTATCAACCCTTAGCAAAATAAAGAGAAGTAAAGATGAAATATAGCAGTGAAGGATGGTCGGATTATCTCAGAAGCTTAGGTTTAGATTTTAACCAGACACTACAAATGGAAGCATTATTAAAAAGTGTCTTTGAAGATGGTTGGATTACACGGAATAGACAGATAGCTATTGATACAGACGATTTTAAAATGAAAGAGGAATGGGAAGGTAGTTTTTCACACTTAATAATTGAAAAGGCAAAAGATGACACATCCAAAGATTGAAGAATTTACAATCAGTCTCCATTGTGGTTGTTCCCGAAAAATAGTGAACAATCAAATGAAGGCTTTGGAACCACTAGAGGAAGAATATAATATAACGTGGAACAACAGGATAGATAGACAACTGCATTACGATAGCTATTCGGAATTAGTAAATCATGCTGTCGAAACGTCACCCACTGAATTTGTTATATTAATTAATGACAGGACGCACCCAAAACCCCACGAAGTAAAACGTATACTATATGCTTTAGAAAATGGTTACGCTATGGCTACACAATACAGTGTAGGGTTTGTCGGATTTTCGAAAGAGCTATTTCGTAAAATTGGTTGTTACGACCCCCTTTATTATGGAGGTGGCTGGGAAGATGACGATTTCGTTCTTCGTCTAAAATTGGCAGATTTGGCTTATTATGAATCGTGTGAATCGAATTATGATTATGATTGGAAGACTCCTCTACAGCCACAAGACAGCACCAAGGGCGAAAAATCTGGTGCTTTCTTCAAAGAAAAATGGAAAATATCTCCCGGAGAGATAAAAAAGGTTTTACCAGAGCCAAAATATGACTATAATTTAGGTGATCCGAGGCCAGATATTAGCGATAGTTGGATGCCTTGGTCTGAATCAGTTCTTGGGGTAGACTTCAAAAAAAACCCGGAAAAACAGGGGCCGTCACGGACACATCATTTCCTAATAGATGCAAAACATGATCAGCCATATAGAAGAGTCGTAGATGGTACAGTATAGAAAGGGGGAGCTACAGATAGATGACTAAAAAAGTGTGTATAACAGGGGCAATGGGGTTTATTGGATCTTTCAGTATAGATAGATTTTTAAAAGAGGGGTGGGAGATCGATGCCGTAGACAATAAATGTAGCAATGCTATTAGCGATACTCCAAAAGGTGTTGTTCTTCACGAGTGTTCTGTTCTAGATTTTGATTATAAAAACAATGGACCCTATGATGTAATTCTACATCTCGCATCCCCTGTTGGTCCCGCTGGTGTTCTAAAATGGGCTGGAAAAATGGGGCATCAGATCATTAATGATGTGCAATGGGGTATAAATGCGGCCTTGTATCACGACGCACATCTTGTCTTCTATTCTACTTCTGAGATATATGGATACAGAGACTCTGTTGTTCAACTAAGTGAAGATGACGATAAGGTTTTATCTGGAAAATATACCGTTAGAAATGAATATGCAGTCGGGAAAATGCTTGGTGAAATCATTTTAAGTAACACCGCCCTAGTTAACAACAAACTACGCTATAGTATAATTCGCCCATTTAATATTAGTGGGGCAAGACAACAGCCAGATGGGGGGTTCGTCCTACCAAGATTTGTTAAACAAGCCCTTAATGATGAAAATATAACAGTATTCGGTGATGGACTACAGCAGAGAGCCTTTACCCATGTTGAAGATATTGTTGACGGAGTGTATAAAATAATTGAATCAGGAATAGAAGGGGAGGATTGGTGTGTCGGAAACCCCCTCAATAGAACATCTATACTTGAAATAGCCAAAAAAGTTGTTGAAATCACGAACAGTGGATCAGAAATAGAGCTTGTAGACCCGAAAGGAATTTACGGACCCATGTACGAGGAAGCATATGACAAAATTCCAGACTCTTCCAAATTGAGACGAAAGCTTGGTTGGTATCCAAAATGGAGTATTGACGAAATCATTGCCGATGTTGTTAGTTATTGGAGTGCGAAGAATGGATGATGTAGATGATTGGGAAAAGTATTTTGACCATGTTTTAAAGAAAGTGGTAGAAGCTAGAAAGGCTAACGTACCTCCAGCGACTTGTCATTTACTTATAGAGGATTTGCTTAAAATAACAGAACTAGGAATGGATAAAACATATCTTGAATATTTAGCTAACTGGAAGTACCAAGAAGTCACAGGGGGAACTATACAAGACCTTTTTCCCCGTAAGGAACTCGACAACAATAAGAAAAGCGAATATCCTTTAGATCTATTTAGTGAGCAAAGCGAACATGATTAACATTATTGACAAACTTCCACACAATAACCTCGAAAAGAATTTCTTTTGGGAAACAGCCTTTAGGTTGAGAGATCTAATGGATGACACCTCTTCGGTCAAAAACATTCTCTTTATGAATTACGGAGATCAACACGAAATACCTCCACAAACAGTCATATTTATGAATGCTGATGAGCAGTATCGTATTCCAGACGAAATATCTAATCCGAATGTGGTCAAAATATTCAAACAATATTGCCCCTCTGTAAATACTCCTAAATTGGCTCCTATGCCCCTTGGAGTACCTGTTGGATTCAATACAAACGCACCGATCCCTATCCACGAAAGAGATATCGATGTATGTTTCATAGGTCAATTAGCACATAATAGGAAAGAGGTTGAAGATTTTTCTAAGGATGTTGCTGGTTCTAACATTCAATCATTTATTGGTTGGACAAGCGGTTTCAATAAGGGAATTTCTCGCAATGCCTACTCGGAAATAATTAGGAATTCAAAAATCGCCATTTGCCCCTCTGGTACAGCCAGCACTGAAACGTTCAGACTCTATGAAGCTGCTGTGTCTGGTTGTATCATATTAACGGTGGAGCAACCAAAAAGTTGGATATATGAAGACCTGCCAGCTTTCTTCTATGAGGGTGGTGCTCTCTACCCATATGTCGAGAGGATATTAGGGAATACGAAAACTAGGCTGATGGATTATTCAGATAGGAGTCGTTTGTTCTATAATGAGAGATGGTCTCCACGAGCAGTGGGTGAGAGGTTATACAAAGATTTAACCAAGGATAAATAATGAAAAAATACCTTTTTGTAATGGCTAACTACCCAGATTGGAGACAAGAGTTCTTCGATACACATATTAGTCCACATAATAAGAAATATTGTGAGAAGTGGGGGTATGAGTATCTAGAAATAAACGACGCTAAACCCTTTCGTGGAAATCACACATGGAACAAGTTCAAGATCCCCCATGATATGATGCAACAGGGTAAGTTTGAGCAAGGTGATATATTGACACATATAGATGCTGACATGGCAATCGATATGGATCATGATCTATCCTTTGATAAGAATTTCACTTATGCTATCGACTCATGTAACACACACTGCATGGGCTTTTATTCTATCAAAATCAATGCGTGGACGGACCACCTGCTCTATATGATATTGAGCGACTATAGATATAACGCTCTCAAAGATAAGGTGTCGATAGGAAGTATGAATGAGCAATCATCATTTTGGTCTATTTTCAGAGAACAGGCATCTTGGTATTCACTTGCCGGTATCAAGAGACATTCATGGACACCCTTTTTTACTTTGCCTAACTTTGGATTTCATAGCTCTCATAACAAGTGGACATACTATAATTTAGATGAGTTAAAGAAAAATGTGGGAGTCCTACCTGTAGAATACAACGTGACACATATTCCAGAAGAGGATGGTGATGACAAATTTTACATGAACCCGTGCGATAAAAAGCCAATCATAAGGCATTTTGCTGGAGGAAGAAATTGGCGAGAAGAGTACTACATAGATAAAACCTAAAAAGGAGAAACTAAAATGGCAGAATCACAAAAATACCACCTTTGGAAAATGGGTAGTCTAGAACACAGGATAAACCCCACACAATCGGCTATAAAAAAACTTCGAACGATATTAGAGGAAAATCAACAAGAGGGGGAAGTCCATATCATATGGGGTCCAGATCTAGACCTTATTACTTTAAATGGAGACTCCGAAGTTGAGCAGATCTTTGACTATGATGCTCTCCCCGATAAGATCGAGACTCTTAAGAAAAAATTAGCTATATATGAGGAACTTAACGAAAAACACCAGAAGTTTCTTAAGGAAGAAAATAAATGAAAATAGCAGTATTGACAAATGACCTTTTGATTAGTCAGAAATCATTCTATATGGTCAAAGAACTTGAGAAGTGTCTTAAAAACACCGAAGATTGCCCATGTATTTTTTACCTAAATATGTCGGCAACTGTTGTAGATATTCCATTCGCTATTATGAATATTCACAATATCACACACTTCAATGGTGTCTGTTTAGCTACAGATTTAGAATCGGCAGAAGTTCTTAGAAAATCAAACAATAAAATGGACAAATTCTTCTACGTTTGGGATTTGGAATGGCTAAGAAATACGATCCCCTTTGAAAAAGGTGTTGAAATTTTAAGAGACCCTAGTCTGAAAATCATAGCAAGAAGTGAATCTCACAAAAAGGTAATAGAAAATTATTGCAATAGAGAAGTTGAAGGTATTGTCCATAACTTCAATCTAGAGCAAATTAAGGAGGTGTGTAGTGGCAGACTTGTCTAGTAAAGAGGTTATCGATGATATTATAGATCTGTATAAGACAGAAAGCACACACAGTATTGCTAAAAAATATAATACCTATCCGGGTAAAATCCGTAACATATTATTATCAAACGGAAAGAAACTGAGAACAAAAAAGCAAGCCCAAAAACTGGCCTTAAAAACTGGAACCTCTAAACACCCAACCAGAGGAAAAACAAGGTCGGACGAGACAAAGAAAAAAATCAGTATGGCTCGCTATAAGGCATGGGTGGAAATGCCAGAAGATGAGAAGGAGGCATTTTGTAAAGCTGCATCAGAAAGATGGAAGAAAATACCGTTCGATAAAAAGATCGAGATGCAGAGATTAGCTGGAGCAGCCCTTCATAAAAGCAGTATTGAAGGATCTAAGGCTGAAAAGTTTCTATACGATAGGTTGAAGGAAGAGAACTATAATGTTGTCATGCATAATGATACACTTGTTGACGGAGAATATGAGGTAGATCTTTATCTTCCCGACTTGTTGACAGCAATAGAAATTGACGGACCACAACACTTTATGCCCGTATTTGGTGAGGATTCCCTAAAAAAGACGATTAGTTATGATTCTACAAAAAACGGAATGATTTTGTCCAAAGGATTTGCTATAATTAGAGTGAAGTACATGGCAAATAAAATTTCTCAGCGTGTGAAGAGAGATCTGTACGATATCGTAATTGAACAGATAAATAAAATTGAAAAACAATTCCCAGAAGAGGGAAGTAGACTAATTGAGGTAACAGTAGAATGACAGATGATTTTGACGATTTTGAAATTGAAAAAGAAGAATTGGATGTCTCTGAGCTAGATAAAAAGATTATGAATGGTCCTGTTCCCGGAAGTCCTGAGTGGCATGATTTTGTTATGGCATTACTAGAAGATGGGGAATTTGCAGAAGATAAGGAAAGCGGAAATAAGTATCCATGCTGTCACGGTTTAAGGCGTGTTGCCACATTGCTTTTTGGTAAGCTGACTGGTGGTGTAAAAGATATTATATATCCTGACGCTAGTGATCCTAGAAGAGTTGTTGTAGTCTACGAACTACTTATCGGAGATCCAGCAGAAGGTGTTCCTTTAGAGAGATATACTGAGGTTTCTGATTCGAGTCTTGATAACACAGATCCTTTCTTTTTGGAACATGCCGTAGCTACTGCCAGCACCAAAGCTCAAGCTCGTTGTCTAAAAAATGCATTGCTAATTAAGACGGTTACAGCCGATGAAATAAAAAATGCAGATAGATCAAAAATTATGGGATTAGAGGTCGGTAATGACACTCTTGGTGACTATAATGATAAGGAGCACATAAGTTCGAGACAGTTGAATTACATAGATAAACTTGCTGCAAAAGCTGATGTTGACGTTGACAAGTTTGTTGAAGCACAGTTCGGTAAGAAAATGGATGCTAAGGATTTAACTGTCGCCAATGGTAGCAAGCTTGGTAGCCTCTTAGATGATTATAGAGGTGGTCGTGAAGAAATTCCCGAAGAAATTAAGGGATACAAGAAAAACTGGAGAGATGAATAGTGAAAATTATAAGAAAGTTCAAGAATGTTGTTGTAGAAGTCGATGGAGATAGTCAGAAGGATCTTTTTGAGCAAGCTGCTCAAGTTGATGAGGTCTTTGGTGAAGACACCTGTATGAAATGTAACAAGGACAATGTTAAATTCGTTGTCAGAACCGCTCAGGATGCCAAAGGTAAGTCCTTTAAGTATTACGAATTACACTGTAAAGACTGCTTTGCCAAGAAAACTTTTGGTCAAAAGGATGACGGAACGCTGTTTCCACACAGAAAAGATGAGGATGGTGGATATTTACCTGATTTTGGATGGGTTAAATATAACAAGGAAAAAGGATGTTTGGAGTAAATTAGGGCTTGACAAAGCTGTACCGAACTGTTACAATGACTCACAACTTGGATATCACTTCTGGGTTGTGAGTTTTTTTATGGGAAAATAAAATGAATATTTTAGTTACTGGTGGAGCCGGATTTATTGGCTCTAATTTGGTCTATAGATTGCTAGAATTAGGGCATAATGTCTCTGTTATAGATAATTTATGTACTGGAAAAATAGAGCGTTTAAAAGAGCAGCTAGACAACGAACTTCTAGAGAGCCTGATTACTCGCGATTTATCTACATATGAACCAGCAGGATATGAAGATATCGATGTTATTTTTCATCTTGCGGCTTTCTCAAGAGTCAACCCAAGCTTTAAAACCCCTAAACTGGCATACAAATACAACGTTAATGGAACAATGAACGTTTTAGAATTAGCTCGGAGATTAGATTGTAGGCTTGTGTACGCTGGCTCAAGCACTGTTGATGAGAGATACAGCAGTCCCTATGGCTTTACAAAGTATCTAGGTGAGGAACACTGTAGATTCTATAATATATTATATGGAGTGAGAACTTCGATAGCTCGTTTCTACAATGTTTATGGGCAGAATCAGATGGGGAGTGGGGATTTCGCTACGTTGATTGGTATTTTTGAGAGGCAAAAAGAAAAGGGTGAGGCTTTAACAATTACCGGAGATGGAGAGCAGAGGCGGGACTTCATTCATGTGTCTGATGTAGTAGAGGGGCTGATTGCTATTTCTAAGTTGGATGATAGAGAGTGTGGGGCGTTTAATTTAGGGTCTGGTAAAAACTACTCAGTTAATGAGATTGCCAAACTTATGTCAGATAATGTAAAATATATACCAGAGAGGCAGGGTGAGGCTCGTGAAACTCTAGCAGATATTTCAGAAACAACAGCCGCTACTGGATGGGAGCCTAAAGTTGATTTAAAGGAATACTTAGATGGATGAATATAAAGAGATACCCGAAGGAACTACGTCGATAGAATTTTGTTAGATATGGATGGAGTCATCACAGATTTTCAAAATCCAGCAATTGAGGCTATGGGGTAAAAGTATGAGAAGATTTTTTATATGTGTCAGTATGGCTTTGTTAGGGCTAATATTACTAGTAGGGATATTAGTAACCCTTGGGTATTATATATTAAGTCCATCTTTTGATGCTGCTCCAATTACTACAACAGCAGTTATTGCGATACTTTTTGTGACAGTCCATGCAACCAATTTTTATATAGGGTTTAGGTAAATATGAGAGAAATTAAATTTAGAGCGTGGCATAAGCCAACTAAGCAATACACGATTCAGTCTTTTTGGAAGTATGGAGATAACGAAGAATATGAAGAGACGGGAGACCATTTAGCCATAAGTATAGATGGTTGCCTATGTGACGAGGGGTATGGAAATGGCATGTCTGGAGTCCAGAATTCAGATGATTATATCATCGAACAATATACCGGAATCAAAGACAAAAATGGTAAAGAAATCTATGAGGGGGATATTCTTGGATGTAAACACTCAGCACAATCTCCCTATTCTCGTTCTAATCGCAATATTCGCGTTGTGAGAGAAAACCCAAAAACTCACCAATTAGGACTATTTGGCGATACTGATAGTGATTATGAGGCGACTGGTTTTGGCCTAAGTGAAACCACTAAGGGGCGTTTTGAGGTGATTGGCAATATTCATGAGAACGAGGAGCTATTATGAATAAATCACAAAAAATTGAAAAATGTAGAGAGATACTTCATAAATACGCAGACGAATTGACTATACCAAAAAGAAGTGAAGATTATAACTTCATAAAAGATATATTGTTCAATTACAAACCAGATAGGATAGGTAAAGGACAATTCCCAAAAATCTTCGTAACCGATTCAAAGTGGGGTGGAAATAAATGTTTTATGTTCTTGAATAGATATGGAGAGGTTGAGGATTTTTCATTCTATAAAGCCATCGGAGATGACAAATCAAGAAAAAGAACTAACACGCTTAAAGCATTCAGATATGAAATATATGATTCTGAGGTAGGGGATATACGAATAAAAAATAAACTAGACTATAACACCCATGTATGTCACGCTGTTCCTTTTCGGGTTATTCTAGGATTATTCCTTAAAAAAGAAAAAGTTAAATTATCTGATATAAAGATAGAGCCTCACGAATGCCTCCAAGAGTCAAGACTTAAAGATAGAAAACTCGCTAAAAAATGGAGAAAGTTTCACCTAGAAAATGCGAAACTAACAATTCAGTCAAAAGAAGAGAATTTCAAACAAAGAAACGAAATTGATATGCCTCTAATCGCTCTTTTAAAGAGACATGAAATTATAGATAAATAATAGAAAGGTATGGTATGAAAGATAAGCAAGAAAAAGAGAGGTTGGTTGTAGTCATCCAGCCCGATAACGATTGGGACAATATACTATGTATCGCTAGCTCTATGGAAGCAGCGGCTTTTGATTTAGAGTGTGAGAGCGTAGAAGAACTTGATATGGAGGCAGAGGAAAATGGCTGGATTATTAAAGATTGGCTATTATCTACTTTGCCTTACGACACACTAGAAGAATCTATAGATAGGGAGTGGGGATGAATCTATATTTTAAATTTATGGTATTTGTAATACTTTTTACTTTGCCAATCTTTGCTTTTATGTATTTAATGCTCTATTGTGAAGGTATAATGGATCACGAGTCAGCAATTTTCACGGTTTTTGTCTGTTGGTTATTTGGTATGTTCATGGCAACAATAAAATGGTTTTATGATATATAAAAAAAGCCACCTTTTCAGGTGGCTTTTTCTATGATGGAGGAAAAACTGTAAAGTATTTTTAATTCCTATAGATATTCTAAGGATGCGTACAACGAGTAGGAAGTCTTGCTTCCAATTGACACAGGCGTTGCACTTAAAGCAGCCCTCCATGTATGTCTCGTATCTACACCAGTACCACCATATGTATCAGTGACACCCGTTCCAACATCAGGAACATCATCTGGGCGTGTTGACTGGTTGTAATACTGTCTCCACTTAGGTTGACGACGAGTACCACCGATGGTCTCATTAAACTCTGGATTCAAGAACTTCTGACCAGATCCCGGTGAGTTAAGTAAAGGAACGATAATTCCTGTTCCACCAACCGTATCTTTATCACCAGAAACTCCACCAAGTCTACTGTCTCCATTTCCGTCCTCGGTCGTGAAGTAATTATCAAATCTTACACCAGAAGAGTTCGTGTAGTAGTCCTGACCAGCCCAAGTAGCGTCCCAAGGTGAACCCCACCAGAACAAGTCGCCCGAACCCACCTGATTACTGTTTGTGGCAACATTAGATGGTCCTGCACTTGATTTCCAAGCGGTATATGATTTACCGTCAAAGTTTACGATTTCGGCAATTTTGGTATTTACCCCAGAAGCTGGATAGTTAATATTTGCCCTATCGTATACACGCATCTGAACGTTCTGTACGTTTACAGCGGTTGAATGATCAAAGTTCATGACCAACGTAGCCACATTCGAATTTATTTTTGATAGAGGCACACCACTACCTAACGCCGGATCACCAGATGCCCAATTCGTATATTTTACGTTATTGGCTTCTGGACCTTCTGTAGTTCCATCACTATTTGTAACAAATGTACTTTCTTGATAAGAACTGATCTGAACACTAGAGCCAAATGTAGCTCCATAGAATCCTAGACCAGATCCACCTATATTGATATTGGAATCACTAATTCCAAATGTAATTTCTGCCATTATTCATTATCCTCCAAAGGGTTAATATCCACACTTTATTATACACAAAAAAGCCTATATTTCTTCATTTTTCTCCTTATCCCAGAATCCAAGGGGGCATTTTTCAGTTTCCACTTTCGCTTTTAGTGCCACAACACATCCACAGTCCATACATCTGCCACCATTGAACATATTAGCTGGACAGGCGTGACATATAGATAATCTCCTATCATAATCCCCTTTTCCCGTAGTCTTAAAGCCAGAAGCTGCAAAATTGACCATAGATTTCCCAAAATTCGCCGCTTGCTCTGTGAGTGGTGGTAATTCTCTCTTCTCGACTACTTCCTCTTCTTCTCCTACCTTTTTTATATTGCCACACTTCGTACATAAAATATCCGATCCACTTGATGATTGCTTAAGTTCTCCACCACATTCACATGTCGGATCTTTGCAATTATCACCAGAAAACACCTTGCACTGTTTACAGTAATAAGTATTTTCACATTCTGTGTCTACTAACAATTTACTTCCACATTCATTACAATTCATAATATTCATCCGGCCCCCATCTAAACGAAATAGGATCTATGTCTAGATTATTAATTTTTATGTTCCCATGACTTTCGAGAGTAATAGAATGGTTGACAGTTGGTTTTTCAGTGATTCGATTTTCTTTTATTTTTTGTGGAAAATCTCTAATGTCTATTGTTGAAAAAGATTGGTCTTCTGCAAATATATATACATCATGATTAGCTATAAAATTCCACGTTTTCACAATCCCAGACGTAGGATAAGTAATATAACATTTATTTCCATCGCTATCGCGAGGTCCGGGTATTGACTCTTCTATAGATTCACGAACAGTTGGGCAATCGCACTCTTCCCAAGTTCCGTATTCGTTCCACCCATTAAACGCCTCTACATTGGTAGACCCCCCTCTATAAAGACAAAACCCATTGCTTGAAAATTTACCATCCTTATCAAAACCAGAATAGAAAATATTGCTATCAACATCAAGATTCCATCTCCCACCACCAAACGCACATCCATCACTTAGAGGACTACTGGTACGGACTGGATAAGCCCTTATTTTTACAGAGGAGGTTACTTTATACTTATAATTATAATAGTAATAGTCAGAACCTTGAACAGCATCTGCATGTATATAATAACCCCCACTAGTTTTAGTTTTTGTCTCCCCTCCCACCGGATAGAAGGTGGGTAATCCAAACTTCTGACCAAAACCCCCAATACTCGTAAGACAATCTGTGCTCCATTCTAAATCAACAACTGCTTCTCCGGGCCAACCCCCCCTTATCTCAGACGATGCAAGATTCCCCACAGTATTTGGAAAATCGGGACTAAATGTGTTAGGGTCATAGTATAATCTCTGCCCCAAACTCCTACCTCGTATCAATTTGTTCGTTTTGTAAGTATAATCGACACAAAAACTTCCGTCTGGAAAACCTATTCCATCCTCATTCCATAACTGTTGTCTTACTCTTTCATATCCTATACCGTCTAGAACAACACCTGTCCTTCTATCTATACCATTTGTGCTTATTGTGTATCTTAGACTATTATTAGCACTACAAGTTTCACAATTATTGTTAGTGAATGGATCCCACTTATTCCTATCAGATAGGGTTTTGGAACCCAAATTATAATCTTGACCAGCCCCACCTAGTCCGGTGTTAGCATCTAAAAAGTAACCATCCGAATCCCACACCATAATATTCTGTTGATTGTAAAAATTCTTTAGACACTCTCCTATATCTGTTGAAGTTGTACCTTCTCCGGCAGATAATTGATATACTAAAGCTTTAATACCTTTATAAATACTATCTTCACCACTGTTTGGTGAAAAAATTGAAGACGGGTTTTTTTCTTCCTCCACCCCCTCAAGTAATTCTATATATGTATAATCACGAGAAACCATAGGTTCCTCAACAGTTGTTCCATTCCCCGAACCTACATTGATGTCGTTATATTTTCTCACTGCTTCTATATAGTATGTTTTTTCGGCTGGTGTACATCGAACAGATGCTATTTTTCTTTCCCACTCAAGAATTAAGTCTGCATATTCTTGTCCATCTCTATCAAATGCATCCTCTGATACGAAATTGATTTGACTATAATTTCTTTCCATAACCGTACTTTTAGCCATTTGTGAATGAATCGCAGCTATCGTACAACTATGAAGAGAGTCCCCCATAAACCTATCCTGAGTTCCATTGTCGATATAATTAGTATCCTTACCCTTGTGGTATATTATGTCAAATTCCTTAGTTCTCATAGGGACATAATCAGGGGGGAAGCTTCTTGTTTGAGGAGCAGATATATCTACACCATTAAAAAAGTCATCTTTCCCATAAGTGGAAGTTTCAAAAAGATCTCCAGCTTGCTCATTAACCCTTTCTTCTCCTACCGCAACATTAAAACCTCTTGTATTCGGTTTCATTCCTATCGTCTCATATGATTTGGAAGGCCACTGACTAATATAATTATGAATTTTAACACTGTCGCCTTCTGAGAAAAGATTGTATCTGAATGCATATAAATTAATAATAGGAGAGAGTTCTCCACTAAAAACAGAACTAAGGTTAGATGAATCTAGTTCTCTACGATTTAAAACCGCAACATTTCCATATTGGAATCTCTCCCCACTATATTGACTAATTAGACGGTTTGCCTCTTCTTTTAAAAGTATATCAATAGAACTTTCATTGGTAGGTTCAATCAAAATATTTACGGTGTAAAAGACCCCTTCTGATGACTCTATGCTTATATACTCTTTGTATTGCTTCGCATATACCCATTCACCCTCATTTGCTGAATTTAATCTAAAACCATCAATTGTTAATTTTTTACTGCTACTTATTCCTCTTACACCAGCTCCTACTCCACTTCCTACAACTTCTATACCATTAGAAACTCTATATTCTTGACGGGCATTCAAGAGTCCACATGTACGGTCTAGGTCGTCATAACGAACATCGACATCAACAACGGCTCGTGGAATCTCTTGATCTGTCCCCTCATAATGGATTGTGTATTCTTCATTATGAGAAGAAACATCTGGTAATCTCACATTTGTTCTTGATTCAATACTCCCACAAAAGGGTAAAACACAAATTTGTTTTCCTATCGTAAAATCACCTTCTATCGAAGCACTACCATAATAATCGCCACTAGAAAAAGAGCAATCAGTATTTTCATAGTTAAGCATCGCCCCATTCTCAATATCTTTAAATCCTATAGAGCAATAATACATATGTCGATAATCATCAAGGTCGTAGATTTTGCCATAATTTTTATCCCCTATATAAATCTCCCCCTCATCCCATCTCTGCCTATACCCCACTTCCTCAAAAGTGTAGTCATTTGCTGTTGGAAGGTAGGTGTCTACAAGAAGGTCTGATTTAAAGACACCAGTAGCTGTAGTATCCCCTTGTGTAAGATTCATAGAAAGATCTTTTACTTGAATTTCTGTATCTAACAAAGCAATTAAAACATCAACTTCTCCAATCATATCTTCTAGAAAATCACTAGAATCAAAAATAGAATCAGATATATCACTAAGGTCAGAAGATGTAACTTCTGTTTCAGTTTCTCTTACCCTAAGCCCCCTTTTCCTTTTCTGATCGACATCTCCAATATATTCAACATGCGTATATTTAGGAACCGTCACATCATTTTGAAAGAATTCGGCAAGAACATGATGTTTAGCTTTCTCTATAAAAGTAGATTGTTTTATTGTTTTAGTCGCAGTATCTGGAAACCCTTCCTCACCTATAATTTCCCAGCCACTATACTCTTCATAGAACGATTTTATAACAGGGATCAAAGCTTCTCTTGTGCTCGTTTCTTTATTAATAAGGTTAACCTGATCTATAAAATCTTTCTCGATTTCAGTATAAAATGCATATCCACCTATTGCTCTATGATCTCTATATTCAGCAACAACCTCCGAAAAACTGTTCTTAAAAACGTTGAACAATAACTTCTCAGTCCCCTCTTTATTATAAACAAGAAACTGTGTAACATAAAGCTCATCAGGAACAGACGCATCGGAGGCGTTGTCAGTTCCACCACCTTTTTCTATTAGTTGTGTTATTGCAGATCTAAAATAATCTGGAGGAAGAATCTCTATATAATCAACTTCTTTTAATTCATCCTCTGGCAGATACTCTCCTAGTTCCTCCATCATATTAAAACAAAATCCATCGTCGAATGAATGCGAATTAAAGTTTATGTCTACAATATCGGGAGAAAGAGAGAGATCTAGAAAAAATGTAGAATCTGTCAATGTATCATTACTGTATGGAAATTCGAAACTTTTTCCAGCAATTTCTATGGTCAACATATAGACAAATTCACCAGAGATCTCTATCTCTCTACTCCTAATAAAAAGCTTTCGAGTTTTTGTTTTAACTTCAGTTCTTGTCCTGCCTCTATCGTCCTCAACATTTCCCACTGTATTCGACAACGAATATCCAGTTATATCCATAAAAAAAGAGTAATTATCGTCTTTAATTACTGAGGTTATTACCCTTTGTACGTCACACTTCTCATCAAGATCAACAACATATGTTCCAATACCGCTGAGATTTTCTTTTCCACTAAAAATTTCGTCTATAACGTTTTCAGATATCACGTAATCATCATAATCTTCTGGTGGATTATCTGGGCGTGGATCTCCCGTATGTCTTACTAACTCTCTAAATTCACTCTCAGACATTCCAACTATCTCATTATTACCATTGGAAAAAACCCTATCTAAAGGTATAGAGCATGACTCTGGAGTTTCATCGTCACAACACTGTCTACATCCCGGTCTCCCCATTATACACACCCCACATAAATTGGTCTCAACTCATAATTTATTTCAACACACATAACATATACATCACCATCTGCTTCATCAATATCAACAGAAAGAGAAGGGTCACGATTAACAATGACTCCAATTTCAGGTTCTCCAGTGGAATCTTCTGCATCAAAATGCCACCCCTCACCTCTAAATATTTTCATTCTCCCCTCTTCGTTTGGATTTGACGGAGTGGTAGGAGCACCAATCGAAGCTGTCAAAGTTCCCTCAACTATTGGCATCATAGAAGTCCAAACCTGTCTCTTCTTGTGCCATCTAAGCTCAACAGGTCCGACCTTGTTTTTCTTTATATTCTGACCAGCTTCACTATCGAATTGCCCCGTTGGGTTCCCCTCTCCGTCTTTTATTGCTGGAACTGGTAAACCATTAACATCAAAACCCCAACCAGAAATAGTTCTAGGATAAGAGTCTGCCAAAGTATATATCTTCTCTTGTGGCTCCTGAATATCTGGATTTAAGTCTACAGGAGTATCTGCAATCGTTGCCCCTCTTTGAACGTTTTCTTTTGCCCAATTCGGATTTAGCTCCTTACCTGTAGGATGAAGACTGCCACCATCAAAGAGTCCATCATCATCTACAACTTCTGGCTTCTTCGTTTCTATACTCTCTGTATCATCGTCACCCTCTGGATTTCTTCTACTTACAACAGGGTTCACAGTTTCGTTCAGGTCTTTAGTATGAGTCGTCGCCCCGTCACTACCCTCTTTTGCATTATTTGCAGCTTCGTCAGCATTTGTTCCAGTCGTTGTTTTTTTGCCAGTGAACGGATTATATCTCTGCATAAATAACGTGTATCCGTTATAAAACTCGGAAGGAACTCTACGATTGATAGGAGGCTTAGGAATTGGCTTATCAATTGGTGGTAAAGTGTAAAGATCACGAATCTCTTTCAACGATCTAATTGTATTTTTCTGTATATTCGACAGCCTATCGTAATTATATTTCTCTAGCTTGCCAGCCTGTTTAGTAAAGCTATCAAAGGTATACTGTGTAGTATATCCACTAGTTCCCCACGACATAGATATAGAAGTGATGTATGGTCCTTGAGAGGTGAACCTATCTGCCAAACTATACTGAGGGTTGCCCGTTACCTTGATATTTCCATTATCTATCTCTCCAAGGTTTGTGTTAGCTACGTAGGCAACAGATTCAGCAGCTTGATCCATAAGTGCAGAACTACCAAAAACTTCTGGTCTTAAGTTCGTGTCTTGTACGATCTCAGCTTTTCCATTATCTTGAGTTGAAGAATACCAAGGTCCGTAAGTATATCTTCTACTAACTTGAGGAATACCAATCTCAAGAGGCATGATAGGGAGTGGGGGGAGTGTAAATTTTAAGCCCTCATATCCAGCAGCTTTAGCAAAGTAAGCTCCTTGTGTATCGGGATCTAGACCAAAGACAAGTTTAGCAATTTGAAAAAGGCCATCTTCTTGTCTTGTCTCATCAGAGTAGTAAGGCACTTGAGGTACGGTAACTAGGACCATTGCTGTACTATTACCTTGTAGGTCTTTTCTCCAGTAGATTTTGTCATCGATACTCACGCCATTGAACGTAGATATACCACTGAATCCTAGAGAATAATCACTACCAAAACTGCTATAGTCATAGATATTAGTGTCTCCAAAAGGATACGTAACTGTTGGCTTCAACTTACCTTCACCATCATAGAATGAAATGTCGGAAAAGGGCTTATCTTCTACCCATGCGGAACTAGTGATTTCCCAAGAGCTAATATAGTCTTTATCTTCTTCTACAAATTTTAGGTTATTTCCAATTCCTCCCGGTTCTACGGGTAATTTAACAAAGAACTGTTTACCCCAAAAGTTACCACCGGCACTGGCAACGCCATCAAAAAGTCTGCGATAGTTCCGGTCTTCTTTAGCCGCTGACAAATATTCCCTATCTCTGACTGCCGTATTATATAAATCTAAAGGTGTAGCTTCTCCACTTTGTATTTTTGAGACCACATCACTAGTAACCGCCGACTTAGATATTATGTCGGTATCCCCTTTCATAACTTTATAAGCGGCCCATGCTTCTCTACCAGCCATAGCACACCATATTTCTAAGGGGGTTGCCGAATATTGTTGCCCATTTTCTAATACAATAGGAATCCTTAATGTATCAAGAGAACTCTCATCAGTAAGAGGGCTTACCAAATATGAACTGTCTCTTAATTTACCCCAAATAGGAAACACATTTCCGGCTAAGGTTTTGGCTCTCCAATAGCGTGTTGCTTGTCCACCAATTACCACCTTTTGAGTAACAGCATCTGAAAGTTCCCTACCATCACTAGAAGAAACCCAATTCTTCTCATTCTTGAAGTCGATAATCTTCTGACTAACAACACCCAACTGAGGTTGTTCAGAACGATCCATCACCTTTGCTTTTATTTTTGCATCACTCGTTATGACACCTCTAGAATCAGTAGTTCCTTCAACCGTAACAATGAAATCAACAACAGAAACATCGGCTATGTCTCTCAAAATAGAACCTAATGATTGAACTGGCCCCTTAACTCTATATTCATCAGGAACGACATTTTTTAATTCTGTCAAATCAAGAGTATATTCTGTCTCGCCATATTTTATCTTACCACCAAAGTCATGTTCCCCTCTTGAAATCTCTTCAAGTAGAGTCAAAAGTGTTGAGGCTGGGAATCCAAAACTATTAACGTTTGCATTTCCGAAGTCGCCACCAAAATCATAATTTTCTTTAATAGCAAAGGGGTTCCAGACATTCTTAACCTGATTTGTAAAGGCATCTCCTACAGAGCCAATATTAGTCGAAGTTCCAGCACTAAATCCATCCCCTTGAAAGTCGTCCAAAATTACAGACACACCTTCAAGAACTTTTTGTGGAGTCTCTAGTGTAACATCCCATATTCTCCCCTGCGTAGATTCTTCATAGTTTCTACGTTGTAAAATTCCCCCGAATTGGAAATCTGCAATTGTAAGAATACAAGCTGTTCCAGAAGTAGGTAAATCTATATTGACACCGTTATCAGGATCTTCTAATAGTCTCATTTGACACGAAGAGTTACTTCCGTTACTTCCTATGGTCGGTGATGCTTCCATCACATATGCGTCTAAAAATTTAATTGGTTCTGTCATTAATATGTCCATGTAATTGTTCTAGAATATTTTCCTGTCGTTGGACTCCAGTTATCATTCGTATCTGTAATATAGCTCACAACTCCATCGGGAGTATAAGTTGTTATAATACTAGATACATCTGGAGCCGCTGCCCTGTTAGCACGGTCCATCGTTAATTCGATAGAGAGTGTTCTTGTGATAGCATCTGCTGCATCTAAGTCTTGAATTATAGGTTTGTCACTTTTATTCACAACTGGAAAGACAGCTATCAGGTCTCTCTCTCTTGATACGTTATTGTGAGATACGCTTATACTCTCTCTTTTTGAATTCGCAATAAACTGTTCTTCGTCGGTATATGAATAACTATAGGTTATTACGCCAGCCGTTCTGTTTACAGCAAAGCTTTTTGTGTTTGGGGTATCTCTTAAAGAGAACCCATCTGTATAATTGTTATTATAGGTCTCATTAGCTATAGTATAAATATAATTCTTGACAGAGGCTAGTGCTGTTCTAGCATTTGTTAAAACATCGTCGGTATTTGATCCAACAGAAGAGCTATCTAAGCCGGTAATTGTCCCATTTGCTGTAGCGGTAACAATTCCATCTTCGCTTTCTTGTAGTTCAACATTTACATCGTGAGTAACTGTCTCTCTAGATGCAAAGAAAGTTTCTGTTGCCGTACAAGACCCAGATGACTTCTCAACATTACCCGTCCTAACCTTATTATAGTATGAATAACTCGATAAGTCTAAACCAAAATCCCCACTATTAGTGGAAAATAGTTTAGGGTCAAAGGTTGTCCAATCAGAACCAGATATATTTTTTGATTCGTCAACTAGGTTAGTGTTAAACTTAGAAATTACCCAAAGTTGTGCCTGTCTCCAAGCTGCCCCGTCTGTAGCTAAAGTTCCATCTGAGGCATATTTATTAGCACCTTGAGCAGATAAGTTGTGTGTAACATTGTAAGTCTTATATTTGGTACTTGTTATGTCATGATTTGCACCATATGAGAATTGATCTGCTGGAGTAAATTCCCAAGATTCGGTAGCTGACTTTAGCCTATACGTAAATTGTTGTTCTCCACTTTTCGAGATATCCTCATAAGCTTCAAACTCCATCGTGTATTCATTGATCTGTACGCCAGAAGATTCTTCTGGAGAAGATGGTAAAGATATAGATGTTAGTTTAGCATCACTAAATTCAATCGTATTTGGTTGACCACCATAGGGGGTTACTTCCAATTTACCAACAGCGTTGTTGGTCCCTTGTATCGTTTGTAGCTTGTCGATAATCCCTGATTGCAGATTAGACTGTCTAAGTCCCGCAGTCGCAATATCTCCAGAGGCAAGAATAGTACCCGTAACGCTAATGCTATAACGATCCCCAATATGAACATCGTCACCACTAAATATTAATTCACGCTGAATATCAAAAGCTGGAAATGGGCCTGTAGAGGTTGTCCCACCAATTGTTATAGCGGTTTCATTCTTAGGTGTGTATATAATTGCCATTATTCTTCGTATCCTCTAATCATAAGTGGTTTATCACCGGAAGGTGCTCCAATAGTATCTGGAATTACGAGATTCTTAGAAGCCGTGTCTCCAAATGCCGAAGTTGTATAAAGTGGAATATTGTTATCCTTATCTGGACCCTTAACAAACAGGTTCTTATTACCCGTGAGTTCTTCACCACCACCAAGACCTTTTCTTTGTAAGAATAGGGTAGTGTTTGTGTTTGTTGGTACAGAATTGATTATATATAAAGGATTACCTTTAGATAGATTTGTCACAGTGCCAGACGCTTCATTATTATATAGCGATAGGTTTAGGTTGTCACTACTGCTTCCAGTAGGATCATCCACCTGAATAAACATCGGAATATACTTATCAACCGCAACTGATGGTTGACCTTCCATATAAAGTGTTGGTCTGGCATTTGCATATCCAACATTCCCACCTTCTACTTGCATAGAGAGACCTTGCTGAATATTCTTAATCCCATCATCACCCAGAGTCTGCAAATTAATACTACTGTTTGAATCAACAGCAGTTCTAGTAACAGTTCCTTCATCTACAAATAAGCTTGAAGAACCCCATTGTTGGCTAGGATCGGCAGCACGAATAGAAAGATTAAGCTTGTAAAGAGGATCATATGGGTAAGCATATACCAAATTCGTAGAACTGGAAATCGGTTCAACAGTTTTAATAAACAACTCTCTTTCTGTTGTCTTCTCTTCAAATAATCCTTTAATAAAGGTAGTTATATCCTGACTGTCAGTATTCGTCATATCTAGAGTCATACTGTTGTTGTACCCCTCTGGAACCTTCAACGTCATCTCTAAGGCATTATTATCCCCAATAACCGGAAGTGTCAAAGTCATATATCCCGGATGATTAGGCTCTATCACAAGAGGTACATCACCATCGTAAGATTCAACAGTTTTAATAAAGAGATCAAGGTTCGATGGCTTACCTGCGTTTAAAGCAGTAAGTTTGAATAGTGTCTCGTTTGTGAACCCAAAAGTATAGTTAAACTTTCTACCAACAATAATTTTATCAGCACCTAAATTCACTATCTTCATAACCTGACTTTCTTGACTGGTGTTTGTCAGTGTCTGTAAGTCTGGAATATATTGATCCACTTCATCATCTGTCAATGCAGAATCAAAAGCATACTCAACACCTGTATTGATATTATAGATTTTACCAGTGGACTCTCTCGACATCACAAACTCTGTATAGTGATCACATAGACCAACAAAAAGGCCAAACAGACTATTTTCTTCGACTGTTGTAGGACTATTTGTACGGACTATAGATGCAACATTACCAATATCATAAGTATATGCTCTACCATATCCACCGTTGGTAGATGTATTACCGTGTCCCGGTTCTCCAACTAATAGCTTTTTAGAGTTTTCAGAGTAATCGATAGAATAACCGAAGTATCTAACGTCAAACGAAGTTGTTGTAGCAACAAAAGAAGTGGGGGTGATTGTTGAGCTAGTCAAACCGCCAGCATAGACAGCTTCGCTATATGTAAATGTGTTCCCTGATCTATTGAATATGTAAACTGCACCGCGAGGAGAGTATTGTGTGTATGAGGTTATTGTGTTATTAGCCATGTACGGATCAAGGAGTGGTGCTGATACAATTAGTTTATCATTCGTCAACACTATTCTATGTCCGAAACCGGCTTTTAAGTATTGGTTATAAACAAGGTTGGATTCGTAATTGGAAAAATCAGCAGTATCTTCAAATTCAGCAACCACTGTCTTTGTCCCATAATCTGAACTATCGCGTCTAACAACTCTGCCAAAGATAGATGTCTGTTCTGAATGATATAAATCTTCTCCATCCCATACTATCGAGTCGGCAATTCTCTTGTTTGTTTCTAAATATGTTTTTGTGCCTACCGCATTTTCAGAAGTCACAACGGTATTGACAGAGAAATCGCTATTTAAGATAACGAGGTATTCTCTACCGACCTGTGTAGAGCCATTGGTGAAGTTGACATGGATAGAAAAGGCTATCTTTCCGCTATCTGATACTGCGATATCTTTATATGTAATTTTGGATTTTGGGATATAAATACTTGCATCTATTTCTGGTAGTAGGTTGAACACCCTTTTATTAGAAAGTGATCCATTACTTACATCATATACGATCAGGCCATTTTTATTCTCTGGAGCATTCTGAATAGACGTATTTTCTCCGATAGCAAATATACTGCCGTTTGAGGCATATGCTCTATTGATTCTGTCTTGACTATAGAATAGGTCTGCTGTAGAAGCATCGGAAGGTGCAGATTTTATATTTTCTCCAAGAGTTGTCAAGCCGTTATTATCTTCTATCTCATTAAAGCCTACTCCATTCAACTCTTCCAAATTAGTTATAGAGTTGTGATTTCCTACAAGGTTCTCTGAGTTTGAGGTCTTGTCAAATTTATAATCCGGTCCAGTCAATTTACATGGGTTGTGTGGATTATCATCTATATTGTTAGTATTTGTTGGAGAGTATTTTGTGAACAAAGTTGTCTCTGAACTATCAGGAATAGGACCAGACATACTAATGTCTAGAGATTTTTCTTCTCTAAAATCGTACATCACCAACGTAGCACCTTGAGTAGCCCCGCCTTTTGTCTCAGGCATAGAAAGCTTAAGGTTCTCGTTATACGGTGACAGCATATATAGTGGTGCGGAGTTGCTTGTAGGAATTGGCCCACTTATAGACAATGGTAATACACCTGTGTTTTGCTCTCTACCTATATGTAGCGGGATACTTCCGGTATCTGGAATCATACCAGCCATATATAGTGGTGGACGACCAACTGGAGTATTAAACCTCCTATGACCATCTAGGTATAGGGGCATATTCCCCGTATCTTTGATAGGTCCGAACGTATGAAGATTGATATTTCCTGTGTCTGGAATAGGAGCTTTTATGTAAAGGTCTTTATCTCCATCTATATCGGGAGTTTCCATATACAGGTTTACGCCAGTAGGTGGGGCGTCAAAACCTTTTAATCTAGGTCCGACAAGAGGTAATGAATTATTTTTTGCCCCTTTTGTCTGAGGAATAGAAAGATCTAAAGATCTATTTTTAGTTAACGGCCCAATATATAATGGGAAGTTGTTATTATCGGCAGCAATACCAGCAGCATATAATGTATGCCCACCTGTTTTTGGAATGTGTCCCTGTGCAAAAAGAGGTCTATTACCACTTTGGGTAAGGTTGGAACCGATATATAGAGACAGGAATTCTGGACTATGAACATCAAAAGAGGAATTAGTACCCTTTCTTCTATATGTCGTAGAATTCAAGTTTTCATTATAAACTATTTTGTAGTCAGAAAGATCTACACTAACATCAGAAGAAAAATTCCCCAATGAACTTTCAAATATCTGCAAAGAACGAGAAGATACCCCCTTCTTTATATTGCTCTCACTTTCGTCTATATATGCAGAACTTAAAGATTCACCAATACGGATTTGGTTTGTCTCTGATGGGAAAGTCTCTATTATAGTATTTATGTCATCGGTTTCTGATATATCTGGAATAGCTATCTTTCTTGAAGCAAGGTCAAATCTACGTAAAGATTTTTCCTCATAAAGAGAATAAGAAAGTCTAAGCGTTGCGTCCTGTATCTTAGAGGTACTTTCATAGAAGTTCCCACTGTTTAATCTATCCCTGTCGTCCGTATAACAATCGACAGCACCTGATCTACGTTTTCTTATCTTGATACCCATAACAAGAGTCTTGTTAACGTTACCAGTATTGCTATAGCTATCTTGTTGTTCATCAGAAGAATCTGTTAATTTACCCTCGACCAAACCATCTAAAAATATAGAAGGTGGAATATCAATATCGACACTATATGAACCATCATCCTCTAATACAAAATTCCCTCCGTTATATGTTCCTAGATCATACGGTGTACCGCTGTCACAAGCACCATTAGAAATTGGTAAGACATATTGTGAACTAATTGTATCTCTAGGATCATTAGGATAAAATACGAGCATTGGTGCGTCATCTTGAGCACCATTACGTTCAATACTTAATCTAACATTCAATGAGTTATATATATTAACATACCCTTGAAATCTTGGAATATCGAAGAATAGGATTAATGTATCATGTCTATAGTATGATTCTACAACAGAAACAGACCCATCAAAATTAGAATCATAATTGTAGCCAACATATGGATTTTGGGCAGTTCCCATGTTGTCTGAATCATATCTTTCACGAAAGAAAAAATAGTTCTCTGGAGTTACCTGACCAGATAGCGGATTTTTGGTTTTTGTATTCCAATTATCTTTAAATACCACATACTCTAAACTATCTCGATAGATAATTTTGTTTTTATGTATATCATATGCACCTGTCATATTGGCATCTGTCCAAGTATAAGTCTCTTCCGACTTACCACTATATGATAGATTACCATTTTTAACAAGACCCATTGATGTTAAATCAGACGTAGAAAGACCACTATAGAAGTCATCAGATTTAGCAATACACGGTGCTATCCTCTGTAATTGTTTATATACATTACCGACCTGTCTCTTATACAATAAAACATAATCAACAGCATTTAGGGATTCGTTACCAAACTCATTAGTTAAACTAACTCCGTTTGTTAATAGATATTCACCATATTGAGATATATATTGACCATAATTTCTCCCCCATAGATCGGTTTCTTGAATCGTGATATCTGTAGGTGTCTCTATTCTGTCTATTTGGGTAAAATTATCATCTGTAACATCTATAGGATTAGAATATTCAAATATCAATATTCCATCTTCTCTACCAAAGCAAAGAATGTCGTAGTTATATTCTATCCCGCTAAGCATTGATTCACTTGGGTCTTCATAAATATCTTGTGACAATATAGTGTTAGCAATAGAAAAAGAGGCAGACCCCGTAGTGTCAACTTCTGTATTATAGATCTGCATTCTATATTTAGATGATATAGCGGTTGAGAAGAAGTCTTTAGATGTGGCGTCTTGTGTAAGGTTGTGTTGGTGTCCATTGCCCGTACCTCTACCGAATAGGTCAGACCAAACGCATGATCTACTATTTCCAGAGGGTGTTGGGTTGGTCGAAATATCTAGCCAATATTGTTCACTAACTGCTGCATCGGCTATATCTATCAAAGAGGTTATGTTTTCTGGATTGGTTAATAGACTATCAATAGCTGCGTGGACATTCGCCCAAGGCTGATCTTCGGCAGAAATATATCCATCAGAACCAACACCACTCACCTGCCTATTGGTGTCGGTATCTATTCTGAATAGCTGTACCCGTCCAGAAGTTGGATAAGAGGGAACAAGTTGCTCCCTTCTCGTATCTGCTCCAAGTCTTGTGTATGTTACCGGAGATCCCGGCTCACCAACAGATAGAGCGTAGAATTCTTCGGCCCCCGTCTTTATTTTCATAATATCTAGTGAATAGCCGAAATACATTTTAGCTGGATAGTCTGAGTTGGACTTGTAGTTTAATTCAGATAGTCCAGTGGTTGCAGGAACCGCAGCGTCCCAGAGGGTTACATCGTTAAGGGTCTCGTTACTGTAGTTGCCACCATAATTAGAGCTTGGGAGCGTTACATTATAACCATTAAGACCTGTGGGAGAACCATATGACCCATAATAATTCCATGATTGGTAGCTACTCTGTTCAGAATTACCAATACATGTCCACTCTAGACTGGTTAAATTATCAATAGTGCCGGGAGCTATAGAAAAATCTTCTACAGATCCCGCTTCGTCTGTTCGTGGATCGCTAAATATTGTAAAAGTGTTGCTATCAACCACCTTAACATATACAATCCCATTAATATCAGATATCACATTACCTTCCCCAAACTCTCCAGAGATTTTAAGGATATCATAATCAGATAGATCGTGGTCTGTACTAGTTATTTCGTTGTTATTATAGGCTTCTATTTTTCCACTCTTCTTATAATAAACATCGATTTTACCACAATCTTCAAATTGTGTAAGTTTTATAAGAGAGGCTGTGACATTTTTATTTATAGAAAAAAACCTATTTGTTACAGCACATGTGTAGCACAATTTTACAAGTGGATCATCATTGCAAATTGTACATCCATCTTCATTTCCACTGCTAGAATATGGTGTGTCATAATATACGGGATAAGATTCATTGAGTCTCACCAACTCAGCTTCTACGAAGTCGAAGAGTTCTACGCTAACAGCTATTTTCCCGGTGTCCTTTATATAATACCAATTGTTAGATGGTCCATCTAGCCATGTATTGTTAGCTTCGCAATTTGTCCTATTCTGATAGATCATACCATATTCGGAACTAGTTATAAATCCACCAAAAGAGTGATATGTGGTTTCCCCATTATATTCAATCTTCAAATAAGTATCATAAAAATAAGTGTGGTATTCTGGATCTTCGCTATCAACAGTCTCTTCATTTATTTCTGGTGTATCTAAAGAATAATCCAACATAATACCAAACATTAAATTGTAGGATTGGTCATCCTGATCTTCAAAAAGAATTCCGTCATTATAGCATACGGCATTGGCGGGTTCTTGCGAATAGGTTTGTTTTGCAACAGACGAAACATCTATAGACGATTTTATTGTCGCCGTATGATGAGGGTATCCAACAACACAAATATCATCCTTAATGACGATATCCTTTGGTTGACCGCAATTATTAGCTTGTTGGTCTACAAAATAAGCCTTGTCCGTTTTTGATACGGAGTTTATGCTATCATCCCAATTTGTAACCTCTGGGATTCCATTTTTCCTTTGCAAGAACAGCGGCATCACATGTTTTGTATCACTGCCTACAGACATCGGCATAGAACCGCTATCTGTGGCGTGACCATGTATATGTGCTGTTTTATTGTCAAAAATATCTGTCATTTGTAAAACCTATATTAAGCTGGTAGCTCTGTTTGTGAAGTTAACGATTTTGGAAGTCCGCTAGCATCTAACTGTGGAGCTATTAAATCCCTAACCTTTTCAGCAATCCTAGTTTCGGAATCTGATGTCAACATTACGTCACCAGTAAATTCAAAGCTTCCAGTAACCTGTAGACCAGCAGCCGCCGCATTATTATTCTTTGAAGGTAAGTTGTCTTGAAGTATCTTAGTCAAATTAGTAAAGAAATTATATTCTAACTCTTGTCTCTTATCAATAAAGGTCTGTTGTCTCGCACTCTCTAAATCGATCAAAGCTGTTCTAGCTGCTATTTCTTCTCTACGCACATCGTTAAAGAGTCTCTGCAACTGTTCGACTTCTGTACTAGAATCATTCCTCACTCTATTTTTTTCTTGCTCATTCAATCTTCTTCCTAGCAAGTTTTGTAAGGTCTGAATATTCAACTCACCCTTAATTTGTGATCCAGTAAGTCCGGGAGCCAATTCAACATTAGCAAATTGATCTAACAATTGACCAACAACAGGTCTAAACTGATCTGGAATGCTTTCAATATTACCAGTTGCCAAAACCGTATTAAGGGCTGAAAAGTTTCTCTGTATATCCTGTCTTCCTTGGTTAGTCGCGAACGTAAAGTCCGTCAAGGAATCAGTAAAGGCTTTAACCTTAGATTGCTCAAAATCTATCTCAGCAAGAATATCTCCCGCACGACCAGACTGATCGGCAAGCTCTTTTAATCTCTCTGTGGCTCTAGCAGCGGTGTCTGCAAGTTCTGTTGCTTTAAATGATTCTCTTTCTCTATCTTTAACAGACAATGAAAGATCTTGTGCTTTATTTGCAGCTTCTAAACCATCCCGTCTACTATCTCCTATTATTCCTGTATTTCCTCCCCCGGATGGATTACGCTTAAAAAGTTGATCAACAGACAGACCACCAAAACCACCAGCAGCGTCTCTTTCTCTTCTTATTCTCTCTTTCTCTGCTAAGCTGAACCTTCCCCCTCTAGAGGTAGCGACCTGTTCGGCTCTCGTTCTTTTTTGATCAACTCCACCAATTTCAAGTCCTCTAATTTTCCCCTCTGATTCAATTATAGCCTTGGTAAGACTGTTCATACTCTTTAAATATGAATTATTTGCCTCAACTATACTTTTAATTAAAGCTTCTAGGTCAGCACCTTCTTGTCCTATTAGGTCTTTAATCAAAGAATCTTGAAAACTACCATCAGTTAATTGTCCTGCTAAACTAAGCCCATCTGTAGAAGATCTTTTTCCTTCAATTATTTTATTAAGGGACTTCTCAAGAGCATCTGGTAGATTTGCTGTGACCTTTTTGAAACCACTACCTTCTTGGTCAAGTCTCAGACTATCAGAAAGTTCACTAAAGAAATCACCATCTAATTTTTTAACCCCTTCCGCTAATGTCTTTGATCTATCTAATATCTCCGAAGCTGGACCCCCAAGAGCCGCAAAATCAGCCTCTAATTGATCTGTAAATTTATCTATATTTCCAACACCGGAAAACCCAGAAAAACTAGATTCTCTAGCTGTCGTGTCACCCAATGTTGTAGCAACACTGCTCTCTGTGTTTGCTATAAGCCTTTGAATATCTGCCACTGCATTTAGAGCATCCCTTAATCTGTTAGCAGCCTGAATTTCTTGTTCTCGTGCAGCAACAACCAATGCGGTACTATCAGCTAATCCCTTAGCTCCATCTCTATAATCCTTAAACTCATCTTCAATTTGCTGAGTCCATACAATATTACCATTAGAAGCAAGACCATTAATCTGTTGAGAGGCTTTTTCTAACTTATTAAATTCCTCTTCATAGACCGCGAAAGCTTCTTCTGGGGTTGCACCACCCTCTACTTGTGCTATAATCCCCTTATTAATTACTCCTAACCTACTGCTAACAGTATCTTTTAATGAATTAATTGTCTCGTTTAGGGATGCATCTACAGAATCGATGATGGCTCCCGATGTCTCTATAAATTGCTTATCCTTACGAACCGTCTTTGCTCCCGCGAATCGAGTAGCCGCATTACCTCCCTCAATATCCCTTACTCTGTCACGAGAAGCTTCCCTAGCCCTACTTAGAAGTTCTACTTTACGTTTTGACTTTTTCGCTTTAGAAAGACTAGAATCTAATTGGTCAAAAGCTAAGTCTTTATCTCCTTTATCAAAAGACTCTTGAGCTGATTTATTTTCTCTTGATGCTTCCCCTGCATTGGTAATAGAATTTCTTGCGACTGTACCAATCGATGTTGGTTGTCCATCGACCCTCACCCCCACTTTATCAAGAGTATTGGTAAGATCTTTTATCTTCCTATCATTCCCTATTGATCCTTTTAGAAACTTCTCTAGGGATTTTAATCCGGGGTCAATAACTTTTTCCTTCTCTATCTTCTGAAGGTTTTCTGCTGCTTTCGCTGCTGATACGCTAAAAAATTGAAGTACAGAAATTAAGCTAATAATAATAAAAACTACCTTACCTATTGGACCCGCTAGAGCTAGAAGACCCTTACCCCCCTTGGCTACAGCAGCATTACCACTAGCTGCTAATTTCGCCGCAAACGCAGTCAAAGCTTGTCCTACAGTGCCAAGTAAACCAACCAATACGGTAAACTGAGAAATACTAGCCCCAAGTCCAGCTTCAACCTCACTACTAAAAATTCCAAGTTGTGATACTGTTGCAGCTACAGTCCCACCCAAAAATGCAAAGTTTTGAGCAAGAGCAAAGGATTTGTTTAGAGACTCCCCTTTTGCACTTATTAACTCTTTCTCTTTCTTAGCAGATTCTTCCGCAGTAGATGCCGCTTTTTTCGCAGCAATCGCAGCACTTTCTTGAGAAGCCTTAATATCTTTTACCGCACCACCAGCCTCTTCTACAGCTTTAGTCAATGCATCAAAATCTGACTCACCTTCTTGTAGAGCAGTTGAAAAAGTAGGGAGTATTTTATTGATCTTATCGACATTCACACCAGCGTTGGATAGTTGCTTCCCAAGACCCAGCACCTTAGAACTAATATCTGGGAATTGAGATGTTGAAACACCAACGTTTCCTCCACCCGCAAATTTTTGTACGTTACCAACAGCACCACCCTTGTTAAATCCGGCAACGCCCGTTTTATTCATCTTTTCAAGACTATTCAGACCAATCTTTTGTGCTGATTTCTTATTAAGAACAAACTCTCCGGGGGTAAGCATAGCGGGAACAGTATCTTCTATAGAACCGCCACTCGCAAACTTAGGGATAATACCACCGCGATTCCTCTTAACAATATTAAAATCATTAGATGTCAACTGACCACTTTTAACTGCTGCTAATACTTTGTTAGCAATAGAACCAGAACCAGATTGTACAGTATCAGAAGATTGGGTTCTTTTTGCATCAAGTAATCTACCACTAACCGATGGATCAAATATATTCCCCAATCTTTTCTTTTGTTCATTTGATGGATTGACAAAATCGAAAGTAGCACCCGGATCAGATAAATTTGACCCACTTAATGCAGAGATAAACCCTTCAAAAATAAATCCCTCTATGGAACTTAAATCAAGCTTATCAACAGCTTTTGATGCTGCTACTTTTTCATCAATATTCAATGGGTCAATTTCAAGTGCTGACATTGTTCTAGCCGCCGCCTGATTAATGGCTATTTCAATATTGTCTTTTGTGCTTCTCTGTAATTCGCTAGAAGCCTTATTTTGTAGAAGACCCGTATAAATATTCCCCTCGATTCTTCTAACTCCCTTTAATCCCGGAAGTTCCTCACCTTTCGGAAGATTTTTTGCAATCCCCTTGGTCCCTCCAGCCCCTTTTTGCAAGAACAAACCACCAACTACCCCATCCTTTAATCTAGCTGTCTTTGGCCCCTTTTCTCTAAGCCTTTTTTTTCTGAATGCCTCTGCATTTTTTTCTGCTGCTGTTCCACCTTTAGCAAATTTCTGTACAGATCCTCCAGCATTCATCTGTGCTAGATTGTTCGCACCTATACTCTCCACGCTTTTTTTCTTAATCACGAACTCACCCGGAGTCAACATCGCAGGCACAGTATCTCTATTGCCAGATCCGGGAACGAATCCACCCTTAGCAAATTTAGGAATAGGACCACCTTGATTTCTCCCCAATAGTCCAGAGGAGAATCCAGTCAATGAACGCCCCAGCTTAATTCCCGCAAATACGGTCAAGAGAGGTATCAAAGGAATTAATGAATCCCCGACCTTAATTAAAGCCTGAGCTAGAGCAAGAGATATATCAACAATTTCCTTAAAACCTTCACTCTCAGTGAACCTACGGAACAAAGCCTTAAACTGCTCATTAACCTTGGCAATTCTAACAGAAAGAGCTTGTTGTGCTGTAGCGGCATCCTCAGTAATAGAATTTTCACCCGCTTGTGCGGCTGCTAATGCTTCTGTGCTAACTTTGAATTCCTTAATAAGTGGAATAACTTTACCAATCTGACGGAAACCACCAAGACCTTCAACGATTTGGTTGAATCTAAAGTCACGAGGATCTAAGCTTCTTAACCCAATAGAGAGTCTTTTAATAGCCTCTAATGGACCAACAAACTTACCTTCCGCATCTTGTAATACGATACCAAGCTCTTTTAATTGTTCGATTGTGTCAACACGCTGAATACGTGTAAAGATAGTGCGGAAACCAGTAGCGATAGTATCGGCAGACTCACGAGTAGTCGCACGCACAGAGGTGAACACAGCCAAAAGTTCATTCAAGCTACCACCAGCAGCTTCGAAAATACCACCTGTCTTACGAATAACAGTAATCAAGTCTGATGATTCTACAGCAAATTGTTTAGATACTTCGTTAATAGCACCAAGCGAATCTTCTAAGAACTTAATTTCGTCGCCTGTGCTTCTCGCCTCTGTTTTAAACTGATTAAGTAAAGCGATAGCACCTTCTGTGGTATCAGCAATATTATCAAAAGTAGGAGCAAGAGTCGTTTGTGCAAGGACTTTAAGAGCACGAGTTGCATCTTGAGAAGCGATACCAGCCTGTGATAGAACCCTAGCGGTCTTTAAAATATCTCCAGAAGAAACACCAAATGTGGTTGATAGCTTCGTAATTTCTTTTGTCAGACTTCCTAGATCTTTAATCGTTTTACCCGTAACTTGAGATATACGGACTAGCTCTCTCTGAAAATCTATAGCCTCAGAAATAGCATCTTTTATTCCTCTTGTTAGTCCCAAGAACAGACCTGTAACAATAGCCACACTACCAAATCTTCTTGTCGCAGTACCAAACGTTCGTCCCAAAGAGTCTACATTTTTTTCTGTAGCCTTGGCACTTTTACCAATATTGTTTATTTGTCCAACAGTCTGTTGGATTTGTTTGTTATTAGCATCAAGACGTACATTCACCGCAACGCCCTGTAATTGGCGATTTATTTGGTTAACCGTCTGTCTAGCTTGAGAATTAGACGGAGCTTGTAATTGTATCTGACCTACCAAGTTGTACATATTTTATTCCATTTTAGTATAGCAAATAAAAAAGGGACAGTGCCACTAGGTTGATTTAACTCTTCCCAATAACATGTCCCTATATATTTATACACAATATTAGCGTTTATTTATGCTATTTTGTGAATATTTACTTTTTCGTGGTTTTCTTTCTCGTAACTTTCTTTTCTGGGACAGGTTCATCGAAAGTTATTGGATTTCCATCGTCATCTAAGATAGGATTTGCGTCTAAGTAATCCCCATTTTCATCGACTGGTCTCCCCTTTTTGTTAACTCTCTGCCCCTCTTCGTTTATGAAGTACCCGTCTTCATTAATCAGGCGTCCTTCGTGGTCAACCCTAGCCCCATCTTCATTTAAGAAGTAATAGTTCTCATCTACGATTTTATATTTTTTCAGGAACCTGTTCTCTACAAGGTTGTCCTCATAGCTTGAGTCAAGATTATAAAGAAGGTTTGCCAACTCTTCGACACAATCAAGGGTCCATTTCTCTTCTCCTTTTTGTTCATAGTCGTCAATAGAGGAGAATGCCGGTTTACGGTTCTCATCTAAAACACAACTGACAATCATAGAGTAGAATCGGGCGTTTTCTGCCTGTGCTTCTGCTGTCTTTTGATCCTCTGAATTTCTGTCAGAGATAAGAAGCCTATGTTCAACACGGAGTTTCTTAAGATCTATTCCCAATTGCTTGAGTTTTTCCTTAGTGATACCACCGGATCTAATCTGATCTTCCTTCTCTGAGATCTTATCGAGAATTTTCTGCTGTTTCTCTTCATGGTCTTTACCCCAAACACCGTCATCCTCAAGTTTTTTATGGAGTTGTTTTCTTAGGTAGGCTCCCGAATCTACAGCCTCTCTTAGCACTTTATTATATTCAATCTGTGCTGTTCTTTGTGCTGTGCGATTAGGCTTAACCACATAGAATGTTTTCTCAACATCGTCAACTTTTGTCTTTACTTCTCTTTCTGTCTTACTCATTTCCTTCCTCTCCTTTAAAATTTAAATCAAGCTGGTACTGTCTAAAGTTAACCTCAAAGTTTTCAAGATCTCCCTTTAACTCTCTAATCTGTTGATGCCCCTTATCAAATATCTCTTTTCTTATTGTTTGATACATTTGATATAGTTCTTCCTGTGTGGATGTCCTTACAGAACCATCCTCATTCTCCCATAAACACGAGAGATGCGTTTCCATAGAATCTAATGCACTAATAAACGAAGTCTTTATTCTCTTTTCAACAGCTTCGCATAGTTTCTGTTTTGAAGCCTGAGCTTTAACCTGACTCCTTTTGGCATCCATCTCTCTCTTTCTTCTCATCAACGAATCGAATTCATCATTTTTCATTATTACTTACCTTTCCTTATTTGTTCGACAAATCCTTTATTTGCCTTCATTGCTTGGTCTTGTTTCACATCTTCAAAGTGTCCCTGTTTGGCTCTCCCCTTGTCATTAATAACCTGACCTCTATCTCTAATAGCCTGTTTAGCTCTGGCATCATTCATATCAAAGATCCTCTTAGCATCTTCTGGATCTTTAGCCATAAGAATAACCTCTTGAGAGTTCGCTATTTTTGGGTTACTAAACAACGTCTTCTTGCTCTTTTCAAGTCTGTCTTGATCCTGCTTTTTACGCTGGACTATAAACCAACCGTCTAAGCAGTCATCATCCATCACTACCTCTTCTGGTGGAGACTCCATAGCTTGATAAACGTTATCATACATCACAGAATATTGACATAAAGACAGTTGATATTCTGTAAGATCGGTCGAAGGTCTATCAAACAAATCGCCCGTTTTTGTAGATATCATCCACATAGTTCTCCAAGGGTCGTTCTTTGATATATCCCTTATTTGTGATTGGTTTAGCCCATTAGACAGATAATAGTTAATTATATCCTCTTCTGACAGGTCTTGACCAAATTTATATTGTCTTCCCTCTTTATCGAAGACACTGTTATAAATTAACCACACCCTCCTTTCTTCTTCTGCTAATCCTTCACACGTTTGCCTATATAGCTGGTTCTTTTTTGACTCTATACGTGTAACATCTTTTTCTAACTTCCTTATGTGTCTCTTGGTATTTATTAGCTCTTTTCCCTTATAATAATTCTCATAAGCGTAAACCTTTAAATTTTTTATTTGCTCTCTCATCTCCTCAATTTGTTTATCATCATGAGGTGTCCAAAGACCATTCTTTGCTAAAATTTCAAAAGACTCAGATTCCACATAATTACCAGCAGCTATAGCCTCCTCATACACGCTATCATACACTTCATATGATCTATTAATAAGGTCAGCGTTCGGATCATTGATATATAAAAAAAGATCGCCCCTAGAGAACTGGAGGCGACCTGTTATGATTCTATATAATACTCTATCCCTCATAGTCCTATCCCCCTAAAATCCAAAACTCTCAACCTTTATTATGTCCAGTAAGTTCCCCCACCTTGTACAGTAAGAGAGTTGAATGAACTGTATGAATAGTTAACTGTAGCATTTCCACCACCAGTATCACCACCACCATATGAAACAGAAGTAAGCTTATTGCTTGTTCCTGTTGACACAACAGTTCCGGCATCATCTGCAATAATAATTGTACGATCTACCAAGTTCTCAGCAGTACCTGAATGTGCTACCTGATCACCACGAGCGGTAATTACTTCAAATTCCGAAGTCACTTCAATTGTTGAACTAGGAGTCTGGAAGTAAGGTCCGAAGCTACCAAGTTCGTTAGCATCTTCACGACCGAAGTCTGCTGAAATCGAAATACTTTGGATACGTCCTTTGTTGTTACCAACATTCGGAATATCTCCCGGAATTGTACAGTTCGCAATATCGACATTGGCACGACGAATAATACCCGTTGCTGGTGTATCAGTACCATCTAAACCAGTTGCGGTGTTTGTTCCCCACAATCCAGAAGGTGATAGGCCAATAACACCATATGTGTTTGTGTCCCAAAACTTTTCATTACCAGTTACAGTAATAGATTCTGTTGCGAAGTTATCAACAGACCAAGAATAACTTACGTTACCCATAACCAAACCAGAGCAATATACAACATGTCTTGGTGTAGTGTTATCAACCTGTGCAACGCTATCGTCATAGATAGCTAGATAGATATCAAAATCTTTCTGTGATGCACCAATTAAGTCTGTTTTTCCGATTTCTCCAACACAGTCAAGATACAAAAGTTTCTCACCATCAATGGCTTTCTCCATTGTGACTTCAACTTCTGCGATATCTTCAAGGTTAGCATAGATTTGAGATTGCCCAAATTGAAAAACCTGAGTCAAATCAAAGTTTGTATTAATGCCTAAAGACTGCACACCCTTCGCAAAATCTACTTCATTGCCAACACCACCATTAGGTGGATGGCCTTTTTTGCAAATAGCTACAGCTTGGCAAGCATAGAAAATTCTGTTATTATCTGCCATTATTTAGCTCCATATTGTTTGAGTTGTTTCCTCTTTTAAAAGGATCATCTGTATTAATATACACAAAAAGCACGTATATTACAAATTTTTACGTGGAACGGTAGCTGTGAACCTAGCTACCCCCATCCACAGACCCGGATTAAGCTCTTTAATTTCTTGAGAAGCGGCATTGTTTATATAACACTTCTCACTATATTTGTGATTATCAATCATGTGAGGATACATACCACTAGCTCGTGCGTTGTCAACCAAATAGCCATTCTCATCGAACGGATATATACCAGAAACACCTACTTTAGTAGAGTCAAATAGCTCTATAGCTCTATCGTTTTCGTCAGTAATAACTCCACATAAATTATCAGCTTCCCACTCTTGTTCGGTAAAAATATAAAATATTATATCATTACTAACATCCTGTCCACCACCTAATTGATATGGCTTATGAGATTTATTAGACACGACCTTGACACCAACCAAGGGCAACTGTAGCCTTGTTTCTGAAAGCCCCATCCAATCTCCAGAACCAAAGAAATCAAACGTGGGATTGTCTACCCTAAAACTATTTTGTTGAATTTGACGAAGGAAAGGGATACCATCAGATGCTGTAACTTTAATGTCTTTTGCTGAATACTCAACACTTATTGTTCCGGTTGAAGGGATGGCATTGTCAAAAACAATCTCGCCATTTGCATAATCTATGTTAAATGGATATGTGGCGTTACCCGTCCCATAAAAACCCCCATCTATAAAAACCCCTGAAATATCTATAGGTGGAGATGTCGGATATACTCCAGTTTCCCAAACCCAATTTGAGCGATATGAAGAATAAATAGTCCCGTCTGTCTTATTAGGATTCTTCTTTCTCTTTAGAACCTCTTTATCACCACCATAAATATTATCGTCGCCACTACTTATGTTGTCATATTGCCCCATGCTTATAAAACTCCAATCCAAATATGAAACAAAGTTCTCTAACAACATTGTTCCTAGACCCGGATCTTGAGTATTTAAGCTACCTCTAAGTTGTTTATTGAATACCATAAATTACTCCACAAGGGCTTTTAATATTTTTTCGTTAACACCTTCTAGTGCTCTACTTACAAAGTTGTCAGAAATAGTTCCAGAGTATTGTGGGTCAATTGTGAATGCTCCACCGGGAACCATTCTTGCCCCTCCACTTCTACCATATGGCCCATACTCAACACTCCATTCGGCAACGATTATCGAATCACCCTCTACTAGTAACCAAGACAGCCAAGGAAGCTGTTGCCCCTTTTCTGTTACAACTGTTCCAAAAGATTGTGTAAGCAAGTTAGAAAAGGAATTGGGCTGAATCTCTACCTTATAATCCCCCTTTGCACTATTACCTAATATTCTAAAGTTTGGCTTTCTAACATTTACCGAGCTAGCTACGGCAGTGGCGATTAGGGGGGTTGGGTCGTTCCCCTCTTCTATACCTAAGTCGAAAGCTAGTTGACCGCTTCTAAGAGCGTTCATTTCTGGAGAGTTATAAACCGCGTCATAGGTTATCTTACGAATCTTATTTTCTGCTTGGCTTCTCTTTTTATCAAAGTCTTTAGTTATCAAAGAAACGAGTTCTTTTAACGACGATTTTATGAAATTGGCGGTATTTTTTAATTTGAGAGATATCCTACCCATGTTGTTTTGTCCAAAAGGTCGAGTAATATTGTTGATAGTTCTGTTGGAAACCTTGGGGCTTTGGAGATCCGTTAATTATAAATCTCTGCTCTCCATAGTCGTCTATATTGAGTTCGCGAGGAATAATATATGATGCCTGTAGAACTTTTGGTAAATCTATTTCTCGTACTAGTACCTCAATAGCCCCCTCTGGCAAATTCATTTTAGCAGAAAGACTCGTCCATTTACTTCTGTTCCAATATATTCTGGCTCTGATATCTTGAGAGGTTGCCGTATCTCTATATCCAACACCATTACAGTAGGGGCATTTTCTTCCACGAGGAAAGGGGATTGGCCCACCTGTCACATACACAGAGATAGAGCGATTTAGCCCTAAAGTTGTTATTTTACAGTTTGGGCAATCTGTCTTTTCTGCTGGATATACAACCGTTATTGGTTTCTCAAAAAGATCTCCTATGACCTCATTCAGAATATTAAAAGCACCACTAGGGATTGTTACCATATCTTACTCCTATTCAAAGAGGTTGCCAGAATCGCCAGACTCTCTACCACTTACATTACCACTTCCCGGAGAATATGGGCCAAGGATCGCTAATCCACCGACACTTCCACTCATAATAAACTGGTTTCTAGCCTCTTCGTAATTCTCACACAAGTAGTCGGCTTCTGCCTTAAGTGCATCATAGACACCTTTAAGGCTGATACTACTCGGCCCATCTGTCATACTAATAGCACTTGATGCTTGGGTCTTCGCTTCCCATCTTAAAATATTACAAGCTGCCTTTAAAGCGGTTAAGCTAATAAAATCAAAATCAGAATTGTCTGTTGGGTCTGGAGCAATAGTTTCAGTAGATAGCGTTATAGTATATGTATTTTCAAAACTAATACTGCTATATACGCTATAAGCAGAGACAATCGCCACTTCCTCAATTCTAGCATCAGTATATGTTGTTTCGTCAAGATCATTAATTAGAACCCTAACCATCTTTGTAACATCGTTCTTCCAAGTCATATGAACTCCTTATAGGTTAGCGTGAACTTTAAATTTGACTGTATCGCTATACCACTGACCAGAAACAGAGGCTAGATAGACTTGTAATTCCCAATCTCCAACGGCATTTAAATCCCCATCTATTATTGTATATTCTAAGTATCCATCTGTACCATCAACTGAAAAAGAAGCTGTTTTTGTAAGTTTTGTTCCGTCTGGTTTCTTTAAAATAAATTGTTTTGTAGTCATCGCACTAATATCATCGGCGGCATTATTACCAGCCGAATCAGTATTATTAACAAGAACTTTTATGAGGGTTCCATAGTCATTCTTGTGTAGTTCTTCGATTATAGCCATTTATCTCTCCACAGTAAAATCACTTTGTCTGTTTATAGCTAATGACAAATCAGCTTGTGTATTGATAGAAGTTAAAAAATCTATCCGTTTATTTATACTAGTTGAAAAATCCCCTCTCCTATTAATAGCTATTGAAAAATCCCCCTGTTTATTAATAGCTGTAGATAATATTAAGACATCAGGATCTGAAAAAGTACCAATGCTCGAAAGACCAAGATACTCATCTTCATGCTCCAATATAGGGATTAATAATTGTGGTCTCATTAACTAGATGCGTCCCTACCAAGAAGTTTAGAAAAGCTTCTGGTTCCAGAGTCTATACTTGCAGAGACTATAACTAACGCAGCTTCCCCATTGGTTAATCTACTTGTCCCTTCATCGTATTTATAAGAACCTGTTGAGCCTATTTGTGTCATAGCTGTTGAAGCTACTAAATCGGTTCCAGCAGATCTATTAACGACCTGTATTGTTGGAGAGGTTATCCCCGAAGTGATTCTTGCTCCGTTTTTAAACCATGTTACTGTATATTCGTCCTGAGTATTAGCACCATCCACAGTAAGTTGGATATTTGCATGATAAACGTCCTCAGAAGCCGCTAGGGTATAGCCAGTTTTATCTTGAGGTAAAGCAGAAATTAGTCCCGGCACATCGTCGGTTTGCAATTCGTTTGTGTCTGTGACAATGGCTGATAACTGAGTTGAATTACTATCCATCTCAGAACGAACTTCTTCTGCAATGGATGTTACTGTATGAACATGGGCAGCTAAAATAACAAACTCATCACCATTAGCAGGAGCCTCAACTAAGGTCTCATCAAGAGTGATTGTTTTTGTTGTGCCATCGTAATTTTCAACAACAGAAGCAGAACCAGTTAAATTGCCAGACACGAAAGCTAGTACTAAATCACGATAATGTTCATCAGTCGTCTCTGTTAAATCGGTTACAAAGCTTATAGTGGTGGCAGAAACATCGTCTACAGCACCTTCGGCACTAACCAATCCTTCATAAAGCTTTTTCATTGCTCTACCAAATGTACCAGATGTATTATGACCTGAAGTTGCTTCGTCCCAAACGGCATCTGTAATCTCGGCTGCGGTTGGCACGTTGCCGACAGATGTGATGTCACCATCTGACTCAATACCCAATGCCCCGAAGTTGGGAGGTCGTGTGTAGATAACCGAACTCGGTAAACAAACCACCTGAACTCCAGCAGTTGATGATTGTGGGTAGAATGTCAACTTGTCTCCGTTGGTCTCCGCTTGTGTAAGGTCGAATCGGTACTGCCCGCCCTCAACCTCAGTGGGAGCAACATCATTTGTGGCTGTTTGAGTACCATCATCGTCCTGCTCAACCTTGCAAGAGATATTCGCAGCATCACCCGTAACCGGCTCGCCAGCATCAAGTGATGCGTGTCCAGCGTCAGCGAATGCTAAGACTGTTAGTTTTTGTAATGCTGTGTTCTTAAAAATATCACACCTCAATGTCTGTTATAAAGCACATGACTGATAGTATCGCCTGAAATTAAATGCTGGAGCTTCGGGAGGAGCAATATCCCGAAACCATAAATGGACTCCACGCTGGTCAAGGCCGGAAAAAGCACCCCAGCCTGTTGAATTCACGCTGCCTGTTGCAGACGCTGTGCCTTGTACGAGAGAAGCTATGTATATTTCTGGCACCCCACCAGTATTTGCACTTGTATAGATATTCGAGTAGCCGCTGGGATTCGTTTCACTATTTTGATGAAACCCAACACCCGTAAATACAACTAAAGAGTTGTCTTGGTCAGGCGTCACGCTCGGACAAGTCAGAATAGACGAGTTTGTGTTTGACTGTGCAGCAGAACCCCCATAGCTCCCCACGCCGCTGAATCTCTGAATCACCGCTCTTGTATCGCCGGTTCCTCCACCCCATGTGTACGAACTGGGTGGTGTTCCTGAAGCGATTATGTACCCAACCCAACCCCAGTCACTACCTGTCGGATAATGTTCATAGCTATCAACCTCAGTCCATCCAGACGGAGCGGTAAATTCCGAGCTACCGTCACCCAACACAGCAACTAACAAATCACCGTCTACCGTACCCGAAGGAACATTGACGGTGTTTGTGCTGGATATTGATGTTGATTCGTATGCAATCGCCATTTAATATTACTCAACTGTCGCTATTAACGTATCCAGTAAGCCCCGCAATTGAGCCGTTGCCTCTGAAGAAAATTTACGGTCCTGAATACCTGATGATGTAAACCTAGTTGCCAGCAGGTAGCCATTATCATCAACAGGAAACGACGACTCAATACCGGAAATCACTGAATTGATAGCCGCTTTAGTTGCCGCAAATTCCTTGGCGATGTCAAGCATGTCGCTACCTTTCTCTCCACGAGCGTACTCTTGCAAGCCAACTACGCTCTGTAGAATTTCTAGCTGCTGTTTAGCCTGAATCATCTGAGTGCGTAGGTCGATAATCACTCCCGATGCAACGGGACCACTCGACATATCCGCTTTGCGACGTTGCGAATATTCCTTCACTCGAAACATCACCGTATCTACTTCTGAAAGTTTTTTACCTAATGAATCTGTAGGCCAAGCCATTATTTAGCTCCTATTTAAATAAATACATTGAAAATAAGCAAGTAAAAAGAGGATTTTAGGATGCAGTGTCACCACTATTAGGAGAAACATAATATATATTTCCCTGA